ATAATATATATATATTATGATAAAAATGGACAATGTTATACTACCAGAAAAAAAATGGATAGACAAAAATAAAATAGATATTTTTTCAATATTATTTTTCTATTTTGTTATTATTGTAAATATTCTGTTATTAAAATGTTTCAAATTAACTAGCTATAGTAAATCAATTATTTATATAACAATGGTAAATCAGATTTTAACATTTTATTCTTGTTTTATAAATTGGAATGATAAACTATTAATGTATAACCATTACTTATTTGTAGTTTTATTGTATATAACATTGCTTTCTAATGACATTGTATTAGTATCCTATTTTTATTCCGCTGTATTAATTACATTATTAATATGGAATACAAAAGAAAAATGTATTTTTGATACACTATCGTGGGATATAAAGTTATTTGGACAGAATACAGACCAAGGAAAACAATTTCGCGATAATATGATGTATATTCTAGCATTGGTATACACTATTAAAGTAGCATATATGTATAGATAAAATAAATAAAAAATTTTTATTATTTATTTTATTAATAATTTAATTATGAAATTAAAATTCCAAATCGTAGTCATCATCATCATCTAATCCATCATCAACTGCTTTAATATTAGTAATATTACTATCAATAGTAATTTTGTCAGAACTACATTTATCATTGTTATTCTCAAGACCTTCAAAAGCAGCATCAATTACATCATATTCATCTGGTTCATCATCTTCTACTGGTTCTTGTTCGATAAGAGCATTAATGTCGGCTAGAACTTGAAAAGCAGATGTTCCAAAATATCCTTGTTGTCCACACATTACATTAGCAGATACACCTCGCACAGCATCAAGTTCTGCGTGTCTGGCTGCTTTAAGGAACATTTCTGGTGTTTCTTCAAAAGATGCTTTAGCAATGGGACCAATATCATCATTGTTAATACCATGTCTAAAGATAGAAGTCATTTTAGAATTGTAGGTCATTCTATCGCAAAGCATACTCAAATGATGATAGTTAATATATGTGCTATCAAATTCAATAACTTCGGTTAACTCTTGAAAGATGGCATTTCTAGCTGCCTCAATTCCAAATGTTTTATAAACTTCTTGAATATCATTACTAATAGTTTTGGTTACATCGATGAAATCCAATGACAATATGTCCATTAAATTGGTTCCTTTTGTATCTAAAACCCAACGCTCCTTTTTAATAAATTTACCTTCTTCTTTAACTACATTGTCTGCAATCTTACGCAATGTAACATTGGAAATATTTTTAACACCACTAAGAACGATATTATTTAACAAGGTATCTTGGAAATTCTTGAGAAGATAAATTTCATCAGATTGATCTAGTGGATTAACAGAAGTGTTTTTCTTTTTATTACCAAGAATGTTTTGTAATCTTAATCTGAATATTAATTTATCCGAGTTGTAATCAGAATAGATACATTGAACTTCATTATTATACGAATTACTAATAGCAAAATTGATGTCATCCATAGTAATTTGCTTATCTAACATAGATTCTTTGTCCAGTTCCATACGAACAATCCATTTCGATTTATCTTTAGAATCAACAATTTGACTAGCTCCGCAATCATCAACAATATTTTCAAACTCGTAATATTGTGTAATAGCATTAACATCTTCCTCGATAAGTGTATTTAAATCATCTGGATCGAAACAAATATCTACACAACTTACAATTTCGCTTAATTTTGTATGTTCAATCCTTGGGATAATATTTTGAGCAGATTCACGGGTGCCAGATTGGTCTTCTGGTAGATAAACCGTAACACTAGGATTTTTAGGATTTTCAGACAAAGACAGGATTTCTTCAATCCTTGGAACACCACGAGTTACATTAGACTTAGATGCTACACCAGCAAGATGAAATGTATTTAAAGTCATCTGGGTTGTTGGTTCACCAATAGATTGTGCGGCAATCATACCAACCATTTCTCCAGGAGCAACTATAGCACTTTTATAGATGTATGTAATCGTTTCTAATAATGTAATAATAGTCTTTCTATTAAATCTTTTAACGGTTAGCAGTTCCTTAGGAGATAGATAGAAGTAATACATAACTTTAAACAGGGCTGTAGGTGGAGCATATATAATTTTCTCCAAATTTTCAAAATTCTTTTCAATTAATTGAAATGTTTCTAATGGTGTAATATCAATCATCGAATTTTTATTAATTTGTTGTTGTCCTTGAATATTATTAATAATATGGTGGAAAGCAACAGGAATATGAATACATGTATCACTAGAATTCTTGAATATATTTTTGACAATAGTATCACGAGAAGTAATCATATACTCAATGTATTCTTTAGTTTTTAGTAACAACTCTGTATTTTGTTTATTCATACGAATAGCTGCTCCTTTAGTATAGGGAGTTATAAATACTGAATTAGAATCGCTATCTTGAGGAATATTGAAATGTGCGTAAATTTCTTCCAAAGACATACTTACAATATTTAAGTGTTGATTTTCTACTCGAACTGTATCAATACCATCATCACCATACTTGAATTGAACGATTTTTTGTTTATTATTACGAACAGTCATATCATATTCGACCTTTAAGTCTTCAAGACCCTTGATTAATCGTCTTTGAATATATCCAGTTTGAGAAGTTTTAACAGCAGTATCAATCAAACCAACACGACCACCCATGGCATGAAAGAACAACTCTTCAGGTGTAAGTCCAGAAATGAAAGAACTTTCTACGAATCCTCTTGCTCTAGGAGAGTCATCAAACTTGGTGTAATGAGGTAATGTTCTATTCTCAAAGCCATATGGGATTCTCTTGCTATCAACAACTTGTTGACCTAGACAAGAAATCATTTGAGAAATATTAATTTCACTACCCTTTGAACCAGCATTAACCATAATAACAAATCTATTAGATTTCTCCAAACTTTTGCGTCCTATTTTACCAGCTTCAGAGTTAGCCTCATTCAAAATATTTCTAACTTGAGATTCAAATGCTTCTTCAGTCGATTTTCCTGTTTTATTCTCGAAAATACCTAAATGAGTTTGGTCGATTAAATTTTTAACTTCCTTTTTCTTATTTGTAATAGTCTCAGCAATTTGTTCATTGGTTTCTTTGTTAGCAATAAGATCACTAATACCTACACTATACGAACTAGTTTTCATATATTCTGTGACGATGTTTTGTAGGTTATCAACAAAATCTGCCGAAGCCATATTTCCATAGTAGTTACAAATGCGTTGTAATAAACCATTACCACCGCCACCAAATACATTCTTTTCCATTTGTCCTCTAATATATTTTCCGTTTGAAATTTCAATGACATGATTAGATGTATTCATGTCTTCTCCACTATCCGAAAACCATTTGTTTCCAAACTTCATAGTAATTGGAGGAAGGATTTGACTTAATATCTCAAAATTAGTAATTTCCTTATTTTTTTTAATAGAACTTATATCTATTTTATTAAAAGACATTAACAAATTCATAGCTTCGAGTTGATTAAATTTAATATTGGGTCTTGTGAAACGATAAGCACCTAATAGTGAATCTTGGAAAATACCAACAATAGATGAATTATTTGCTGGACTTATAATTTGAAATGGAACAGCTGCCAAATTTTTAAGTTCAGCTTCAGATTCCTCATCTTGAGGCATATGTAAATTCATTTCATCTCCATCAAAATCTGCATTGTATGGTTTAGTATCAGCTACATTCATTCTAAATGTATCACCTACATCCATAATAACTGCTATATGACACATCATACTCATTCTATGTAGTGTAGGTTGTCTGTTGAAAAGAATACCATCACCATTCATCATATGTCTATGGACAATATCACCATATTGTAGTTGTCCGGCAACTGTTTCTCTATCGGCATATCTTAGCGTAATTTGTTCACCATTTTCCTTTTCTAAAATTTTAGCTCCTGGATACTCATCTGGTCCATTTACAACAAGTGTAGCCAAGAATTTTATATTTAATTTATTAACAGTTACTGGTTTTGTAATATTTTTAGCGACCTTCTTAGGAATACCTAATTCACGAATTGAAAGATTAGGGTCAGGTGTAATAACACTTCTTGCTGAAAAGTCTACACGCTTACCCATAAGATTTCCTCTAACGCGGCCAGTTTTTCCATTTAATCTTTCTTTAATGGATTTTAATGGACGACCTGATCGTTGAGCTACTGACGCTACACCAGGAATCTTATTATCTACTTGAGTAGCAATATAGTATTGTAACACTGTATGCCAATCGTCAATAATATTAGCATTAGCCTCTTCTTGAATCTTTTCTTGAAGAGTCTTGTTTGCTTTAATAATGTTTACTAAAATATGACTAATATCATCCTCACTTCTTTGTTGACCATCCATCTTAATTGATGGACGAACAGCTGGTGGGGGAACCGCCAAAACTTGGCAGATCATCCAATCTGGTCGTGAAAATACAGGACTAAATCCCATAAAGTTAACATCATCGTCTGAAATACGGCGGAATATTTTTAATACAATTTCAGGTGTTAATTTCATACTAAGTTTATCCTTATCATCGTCATTTAATCCATTCACATTATCCCATTCGGCAAATAATGTAGCTAGACCTTCTTTTTTAATTCTTTTAGGTTGTAAACATCCACAACCATCTTCAGTAGCTTCACCACATCTTGTAATGTTTGCGGCAATTTTACTCAAAAATACCCATCTTTCTTCTGCGCTTTTATTGAGCATTTGTTTATAATTTTCCTTACTAATTTTAAGCTTACTACACTTAATACAAACTGATTTTAAGATTTTCATAATTGTAGTCAAATATTGAATGTAAAATACTGGACGAGCCAATTCAATATGTCCAAAATATCCAGGCGTTTGCATATAATCTAGTCCATCTGTAGGACATATTAATCCAGGTTCTAATACACCCATTCTTGGGTCAAATAATCCACCTATTACAGGCTTATTATTAATATATGTATCTCTAGATGTAATTTCGGCTACAGATCCTTTTCTAATTTCATCGGGACTTAATATACTAAATTGAATACCTATAATTTTAGAACTCTTCTTTTTAGGGATTATTTCCTTGGATTTATTTGCCATGCTTCCTTATAATATAATATTATATTTAACTTGTTTTAAATCTTCAATTTTTTATGAAATTAAATAAAAAATTGAAGTTAAAAATAAAAATATATTTTTAATCATATATAGTAAAATGCCGATCTCTAAAGATAACAGCAATACCAAATCTTCTAAAAAATCTTCTTATAAAACTCGTTCCAAGGGTAAAGAAGATGATAGGAAATTAAAGAAACATAATGATAGTAGTGATAGCAGTGGTGATGATATGAGCACACATAGTGATAGTGAAGAGGAGTGTGATGAAATGGATATGCATGAGTATAGAAAATTCCTCGGCAAGATGTTTCCATCTAAATACCTAAATGATAAAATTAAGAATAATGAAAAGAAAAAGAAAAAGAAAAATGTAAAGGATGAGGAGGAGGAGGAGGAAGAAGAAGTTATAGTTAAAAAGAAGTCCAAGAAAAAGTCTAAAAAGAAGAGGAGGAAAGTTAAGGAAGAGGAAGAGGAAGAAGAAGAGGAAGAGGAAGAGGAAGAGGAAGAGGAATCTGAAACCGATGATGACGATGATATGCCTAGCGGCAAGAAAGGATTTAATATTATATTCACAATTGGCGATCCTTTGCGAGATGAAGATGAAGATGAAGATGGTTCAGAATGGGAGGATGAGGAGGAGGATGAAGACGAGGATGAAGACGAGGATGAAGACGATGATGAAGACGAGGAAGATGAGGATGAGGAGGAGGAAGACGATGAAGCAGTTGATGATGGTCACAGTTTCGATCAGCAACAAGAATCTATTAATGAGATTAGAAAAACTTTTGATGGTCTTTTGGTAAAGGATCCTAAAAATAAAATTGCTATTGATGGTCTAAAGGCATTAGCAGTAAAGGAAAAAAAAATAAAGAAACAATTCGAAAAGAAAGCAAAAATACAAAAGACTAAAAATGTTAAGAAATTTAAAAATCTAATCAATAAGAAAAATTTAATGAATGATTACAAGTACTTTCGTGAAAAGTTAACCATTGAAGAACAGGAAAAGGTAATCAATGAAGTTGAAGAAATCAACAAGGTTAATATTGTTCAAAAGCCATATAGGTTGTCTTTACTAGAATCCGATATTCCGATTCATCTCAAATCCATTGCTCTCAATAAGATATCATCTTTGAGATATATGGAACCAGGAAATGGTGAATATTATAAGATTAAGAATTGGGTTGATACCTTTATGCAAATTCCATTTAACCGTTATAAAAGTTTGCCGATTTCGATGGATAGTGGTCTTGAACAATGTCATTCATATATGGCGCAATCTAAAGACATTCTCGATAAGGCTGTATACGGATTAAATGATGCTAAGATTCAGATTATGCAAATGATTGGTCAATGGATTAGTAATCCTGATGCCGTTGGAACAGCAATTGCTATTAAGGGACCAATGGGAACTGGTAAAACTACTCTTGTGAAAGAGGGTATTAGTAAAATCCTCAATAGAGATTTTGCTTTCATTGCTCTTGGTGGAGCAACAGATAGTAGTTTCCTTGAAGGTCATAGTTATACATATGAAGGTAGCACATGGGGTAAGATTGTTGATATTCTAGTTAAGACTAAATCAATGAACCCAGTAATCTATTTTGACGAGTTAGATAAAATCAGTGACACCGCAAAGGGTGAAGAAATTGCTGGTATTCTTACTCATTTAACGGATACTACACAAAATACTCAGTTTCATGACAAGTATTTCTCTGAAATTGATTTTGACCTAAGTAAGTGTCTGTTCATATTCAGTTATAATGATGAATCTAAAGTGAATCCTATTCTCTTGGATAGAATGTATAAGATTCAAACGGATGGTTATGAAAAGAAAGACAAACGAGTTATTGCCAAGGATTATCTAATTCCTAATATTATTGAACAAGTCAATTTTAAGAAAGATGAAATTATTATTCCTAGTGAAACCATTGACTATATTGTAGAAAATTTCACAGAGGGTGAAAATGGTGTTCGTAACTTGAAGAGATGTTTGGAAATTATCCATACAAAACTTAACTTGTATAGATTAATGAAGCCTGAATCAAAATTATTTGAGAAGGAAATGTCATTAAAGGTTGAATTCCCTTTCACAGTAACAACCGACATTGTAAGTAAACTTATTAAGCGTGACCAGATGAGTAATTTATTAAACACGCTATATATTTAAAGAATTGAATACAATATATATATATATATCTGAATGGAAGAAATAAATAATGATAAAATTTTTTATTTTAAATCTCTCAAAGAAAATATAATAAGGCAAAATGAAAATATTAATTTTTTATTACACAATATAAGTGAAACAGATATAGATATCAATTTACTGAAAAATATAGGAGAGATAGATGATAAATATTCATATAATATGAGTATTCATTTAAAATGTAAACTAGACAGTAATAATAATATGTTATTAAGAATTGATTCAAAATTAAATGCCATATGTAAACATAATTTTATTGAGGATTATGTAGAGGCAGGTATTGAACAAGAAATGATTAAAATTAAATATTGTGATATTTGTAACATTACAGAATAATATTTAAATATAATTTCATAATCTATTTAATGAAACAAAATATAGATTATGAAATGAATTATACAGCTTTTATCGAAAATCTTTATAGATCCAAAGATGAAATATCACCGGATTTATTAGATGATAATATAATTCCTAACGAATATAGTGTTTTAGATCGTGTTGATTTAACAGAATTAGATGTATTTAGTATTGATCCAGAAGGATGTGAGGATGCGGATGATGCTTTTAGTATTTATAAAGAAAACGATATTCTTTATTTGGCTATACATATAGCTGATCCGACTGAATATATTAATGTGAAATCAAAATTATGGAGTTATATTGTTGATAGAGTAATTACTCATTATCCTTCTAATAGAAAACCAATTCATATGATTCCTCAAGAAATTATGGAAAAATCTAGTTTAATGGTGAATAGCAAAGGAAATATTAAAAATGCTATAACAATACTGATGAATATTGATGAAAATACTTATAAGCCTGATAATATTCAATTGTTATTCACGAAAATAAAGGTTAATAAGGAAAATGCTTTATCATATAAATCTGCTTGCGACAAGATTTATTCGAATCAGTCTATTTATATAGGATTAAAAATCAGTTCTGCTTTACAAACTTTAAGAGGAGAGAAAACAATTGGTATAAAATTAAATGAAGTTTCACAATCATACCCTGTTTATATTAATGGAATTCCATATATTTATAAAAGTGATGGTTATGAAGTTCAAATGAAACAAATGATTGCTGAATTTGCTATATTAGCTAATTCATTTGTTGGAGAATATCTAAAATTAAATTTAGATGGAAAGGGTATTTTTAGAACTTGTGACGCAAAAGATTTATTAGCTAGTATGTATAATTTATCGGGTAATGAGTTATTAAATGAAATTATAACAAACGGAATTCGGGCAGAATATTTATCACAAAATAGTTCACATGATTTAGTTGGAATGCCTGAATATTCTCATTTCACATCTCCTATTCGCAGATTATCTGATTGTGTATGTCATTATTTATTAAAATATATATATTTAAGAAAAAATAATGTAAATACTCAAATACCTTTTTCAAATAATGAATTGAATACTCTTTCTAATAAATGTTTATATGTTAGCAGAAGTATGAAAAAAATTCAATATAAGGATATTAAATTTCGACTAATACATACAATGTTTAATATGTTATTAACGAGAGAAAGCATAACATTAACATATTTTATAACAAGTTATAGTGGATTATTCTTAAATATAATTGTGTGTAATGTAGATGAACATGATATTCATTTATCATACACGATAAAGATCAGAAATTTTAAAGGAGATATTAATAAAATTCATCAGTCTGTTAAAATAACAAAGGTGAATTGTCTTCAAAATTATGACGAAGGATGTATACCTGAATTAGAAAGACACATATTACAAAATCTATAAACATTATAATAATTGAATTAGAATTATAATATTTTATTTTATTTAAAATTCAGCAGGAGCCATAGTGCGGTTTCCACCTCTTTGGTTAATATAGTTTACTTGTTCTTGAGATATACAGGCACAACCAGTGCTAGAAGAATAAGTAGAAGGACAACATTCGGGTTTGAATTTATTATCAGCAAACATAAACATTTGTCCTTCGGGTAAAGGAACAGGAGTTCCTTGATATTGAGCATATTTAGATGTAGTATCACTATATCCCATACTCTTGGCATATTTATCTCCCTTGGAGACCCAACTGGTTGATTGGTCCTCACCCATTTTCCAATCAAGCGATGAACCCATCATAGCCATACCTTCTTGAAGACCAATTTTACTACATGAACAAAGTAAGTGCGCTCCTAAAATAAATCCTATTACTAGGCAAATAATAATCACTTCTAAACGACAAGATAATCCAAATATCTTTAAATCCATATTATATATATTTTGTATATAAAAATTAAATTAATGCTTTTATTAATCTTATATTTTCTAAATCCAAAAATTTATCAATACAACTATTATAATCATAATATTTGGTTCCGTTAATGTAAAATGTAGATTTATCTGTAGTTAAATGATAAATATATTTTGTATCTACTTTATCACCATACAAATCTAAACTATTAACCATTCCTAAATCAGAATCACAAATCTGAATATTTGGTCCACCTATAACATAATTACCATTATCTAAATTATATTTCTTTATTTCTAAATCATCTGCCTTTATTTTAACTATACCTGTTACTCTTTCACCAAAACGCAATATATCATTTACTTCCACATCTTTAATATTAACATTATGACCATCTTGTAATTCTATTTTTGTGTTTTCCACAAAACCACCATCTAAATACTGGTGAATATGTGTCAATTCAAACAGATTTGGTAAATATTTTTCACATTTTTGTTTTAATTCATCTAATTCCGAATTATCTAATTCATCCCAATCGCCAAAAATTTCATTATTTATTTTAATATATTTGTTGCTAGTATTTAGACAGTAAATGTAATCACAGGTATTTTCAATTTTATTACTATCTTTATGATTTTTAACCTTTATCCATATATTGTTATATTTGATATTATGATCTCCTGTACATATTACACCATTTAAGTTGTAAAATTCTTCATCTCTAACTGCCAATTTTAATTTTGCGGTTACAGTATTATTATCTTCTAATACTATTCCTGGTTCAATATCTTTTATCCTAATATATTTTTTATTTTTCAATTTTATTAATGTATTTCCGCAAAAACAACCCGGAATATTCGGTAATGGGTTTGACATTTGTTTCAAAATTAATACTTGAACAATATAAACCATTATTCCTGGAATGAGAATTAATATAAATATTACTAATAATGGTATAGCAAAAGGTAAGCCAAATCCAAAAGGTATTATAAATAATATAAATATTATAGCTGATAAAGACAGTAATATAGATGATATTATTTTTACTATAGACTTGACAGAAGATATCATAGTATCATATGTTCCTAACAGAGTATATACTCCTGCAATCATTACTCCTTGAGTTTTACTCATCATATCTCTCACTTTAATAATTAAATGTTGTATGGGAATTAAAAAATTTAATATTTTACCCATTACTTCTGCTGATACTCCCATTACAGCAGTTCTAATAGAATCTAATATTTTTCTTATCGATTGAATAGCTTCCGATATTAAGGTAAATATTTTAGTTAATAAATCAATTAGATAATAAAATGGTGCTAAAAATACTCCTATAATATCAGCCAAAATACTTTGAATACAGTTTGAAAAATTTTTTTGGGTAAAATCAAAAGCACTCATTGTTTTTGGGTCTGGTGGATTTATTAATCCAGCAAATGGCATTACATTTGGTTTACATCTTTGATTAACCCAATCGGCTTTGATTGGATCAATATTGTTATAAACATAGTAATATGAGATTGCTATAAAAAAAATTAAACTGATTATAAATGTTGTCCATAATGAACCTCCATATTTTTCAAGAAATCCTGCTTTATTATATAATTTATTTATTACATTAGAAATATTATTACTATTCATATTCATATATTCTATTTGTATAATAAATAAATAATTCTACTTTTAAATTTTCAGTTTGGACATCAATCTTACCATTTGTCCAGGAGGACCATTCCAAGTGGCATTCATCGTCATTACGCCTCCTTGTAATATAAACATCATTGATGCCATAATACCTACAATCTTGGCCATCATATCTTTCATCTTAATTAAAATAAATTGGAATTGTGTTAATATATTTAAAAATACACCAAAAATACTTTGAACTATAGATGATATAAAATTTCTAAATATATTGAAAAATGACCTTATATCTTGAATAGCCTCCATTAAATCACCACTTACACTCCCTATTACTGATGTTAAATAATTCAAAGGTTGTAATAAATATCCCATAAAATCACCCTGCATAGTTTGAATACAAAATGTAAAATTATCCATGACATCGTGACCAAATGTTCCAGCAAATGGCATAATAGATGGATTACATCTATATTCTGGCCAATTATCTTGAATATTTTTTATGCCTACTGCTAAAATATTATAAAAATACATAGCAACAAATATTAATATTATAAAAATTGTTAAAGTAATATCACTTGATCTCATATTACTTTATATAGTTATTTTATTTTCTAGACTTTTTTGTTTTCTTAGACTTCTTGGACTTCTTAGACTTCTTGGACTTCTTGGACTTCTTGGACTTCTTGGACTTCTTGGACTTTCTATATTTTCGAGACTTTCTATATTTTCTTTTACCTCCACTCATACATCCCCATGTTTGTCCATTAGGAATTGATCCTCCATTCCCACAACCACATGCGCTTCCTCCCATTTGTATACCACCTGACCCACATGACCCATATGACCCATATGACCCACATGATCCTCCTTTTTGTAAGCGTTTGCCACCTGCTTGAGGATTACAAGAAGCTGACTGACATATTGGAGTATTGGATACATCACCAATACATTTATCACAAGAAGCATTGGCTCCTGCTTGAAGACTTGTAAAATTACTTTGCTGACTATTTGTAGTAGCATCTACTGGTGATGCACTGGGACCAGGAGAAGTAAATGAAGGAACTATAACGGTTCCACTCCCACCTCTATATCTTCTTTTCTTTTTTTTGCCACCACTTAAAGAATTATTCATACTATTTTGCTTAGCAACTTGATTTTGTCTATACACAATTGCTCCATCTCGTTGACTAGTAGCTCCGTCAGGTAACGGAGATGATTGAAAAGGGGTAGATCTAACATCACTATCTGCTGATTGTTGATGAGGTAAAGACATATATATATTATATTTAGAAAAAGTTTAAAACTAATTATTTTATTATATTTATAATAAAAATGAATGATTCTGAGAGATTACAATTACAAAAAATGGTTAACGCTAATGATGCTGAAAATAATACGCAACTTATCAGACACTTGAAACATAGCAAAAAAATATTAACTGATGTTGATATGTTACTAAAGCTAAAACAACAAAATTCTAGAATGGCTAAGTCTAATCCTGAAGCATTTGACGCTATGTGTGTAAGTAAATGTGATTTTTTATTTAACCATTATACTGATATATACAATAAAGTGTTGAAAGATGAAATGGATTTACAAATATTAGAGCGATTAATAAATGTATTATATTCAATTGAGGAGGGTGAGGTTGATCAACATGAAGGTTCTTTTGAGGTAGGTAAATTACTAAAGAAAATATATATTGATAGTGCTTTAAAAAAGGCTGATAAATTAAATGAATTACATGAAAATAAAGAAGAAGATAAACCAATTAAACCCATATCATGGAAAGAATTCAAATCAAATAATAATTAAAATTAAAATTGAAATATAATATTATACGATTATTTATAATATTATAAAAGATGTCTTACACAGTAGTAATTGTTGAATCCCCAGCCAAGTGTAAAAAAATAGAAGGATATTTGGGTCCTAACTATAAATGTATTGCTAGTTTTGGACATATTCAAGAACTTAATGGTATTAAAAGTATTGAAATTGATAATAATTTTAAACCAAACTTTAATTTATTGGAAAGTAAAATACAACAAATTAATAAAATCAAGACTTTATTAAAAAACTCAAAGGAAGTTCTTATTGCTTCTGATGATGATAGAGAAGGTGAAGCTATCGGTTGGCACATTTGTCAAGTATTTAAATTACCATTAACAACAAAAAGAATTATATTTCATGAAATAACAAAACCTGCCTTAGAGAGAGCTGTAAGTAATCCTACCACATTAAATATGAATATTATTCATGCTCAACAAGCAAGGCAGGTTTTAGATCTATTGGTCGGTTACAAAATTAGTCCAATATTATGGAAAAATATTTCAAGAAATTCTAAGGATGGATTATCTGCTGGACGCTGTCAAACACCTGCATTAAGGTTAGTATATGATAATCAAAAAGACATTGATGACTCTCCTGGTAAAAAAGTATATAATACAACTGGCTATTTTACAAAGATGAATTTAGGATTTTCATTAAATCATAATTTTGAAATTATTAGTTTCAATTCTACTACAAATAATACTATGGAACAGTTCTTAGAAGAGTCTGTTAGTTTTGATCACATTTATACTTGTTCTAAGCCTAAACAAACTACAAAAAATCCCCCAACACCCTTTACAACTAGTTCATTACAACAAAAAGCATCTAGTGAACTTAATATTTCTCCAAAAGATACTATGTCTATTTGTCAAAAATTATATGAGGCTGGTTTTATCACATATATGAGAACAGATAGCACTACATTTTGTTTAGAATTTATTGAAAAGGCTAGTAGTTTTATTAAGGATAAATACGGTGATACCTACTTACATACAGATGTCAATCGACTATCTGAAAGGAAAGTAGAAAAACCCAAGAAGAAATCTAATAAAAAGGAGGAAAAGGAAAATAATGCCCAAGAGGCACACGAAGCTATTAGACCTACTGATGTTACTATGGAAAAAATCGATGATTCATTTTCATCAAAAGAAAAGCGTATGTATAATTTAATTTGGTCAGTAACTGTAGAAAGTTGTATGTCCCCAGCATTATACAATTCTATTAGTGCTAAGATTACGGCTCCTATGGAACAGGAATATAAATATAATTCAGAATTAGTCAACTTTCCTGGGTGGAAAATGGTAAGAGGATATGAAAAGGAAAATCCTGAATATCAATTCTTACAAACTCTTAAAAATAACGCGATTGTTAATTATAATAAAATTACAGCAAAGGTTAGTGTCAAAGATTTAAAATCACATTATACTGAAGCAAAATTAATTCAGTTATTGGAAGAGAAGGGTATTGGCAGACCATCTACCTTCTCAACTATCTTGGAAAAAATTCAAGAAAGAGGATATGTTAAAAAGGACAATATAAAAGGTAAAAAAATAAAATGTGTGGATTATGAACTAGTTGATGATGAACTCGCTGAAATGGAAGACGAAAGAGAGTTTGGAAATGAGAAGAATAAACTTGTAGTTCAACCATTAGGAATTCTTGTATTGGAATTTCTTTTAAAACATTATGAAAAGTTATTTAATTATGAATACACAAAAAATATGGAAACCGATTTAGATACAATTGCCAAAGGTGAGAAAATTTGGCACAATTTATGTAGAGAATGCTTAACAGATATTGATGAGTGTTCCAAAGATTTGGATGGTGGTGGCGATAAGCAAATTATTAATATTGATGATAATCATGTATATATGATTGGTAAGTATGGTCCTGTTATTAAAAAAGGAGACAAAGATAATGCCACATTCTTAAATGTGAAGAAGGATATTGATCTAGAAAAGTTAAAAAAGGGCGAATATACACTTGATGAAATCGTTGAAACCAAATCTGGTAATAAAGTTATTGGAAAATATAAAGGCAATGAGGTCATATTAAAAAAAGGTAAATTTGGAAACTATATTACTTGGGGAGAGAATAAGAAATCTTTAAATAATATTGAAAAGGATGTCGACGAATTAACTATGGAAGATATTACGAAATATATCGAAAATACATCCGCTGTAAATCCATCTATGATAAGAGAAATAAATGAAAATACTAGTATTAGAAAAGGTAAATTTGGAAATTATATATTTTACAAGACCCATAATATGTCCAAACCTAAGTTTATAAAACTGAATAAATTTAAAGGTGATTATAATAGTTGTCCTATAAAAGAATTAGAGGATTATGTATCAAAAAATTAATATATTATGTAAATTATATTATTTATAAATATCATTTTTTAATGCATTAAATTAAAACATTGGATTAATTTACAATCTGTACATATTACAGTCACTCCATATGGTTTAAGATATACTAATTCATGATTCATTGTATGACATATTTGTCTTTCCCATTTACTTTTATAAATATTTTGATGTTGTTCTGGAACTCTTCTCGGTATTCCCAAATATCCATCTATATTTTCTTGTGTAAGGTGACTAAGATTACTACCCGTTGGAATTATAATGTTACTAGTATTATTGTCAATTGTTACTTTCTTATCAGCTCTACATAATGGACATAAATTATGCCAATGTTTAATACAATCAGAACAATATTTATGTGTACATTGATATTTAACTATTCCATTATCTATATTTTCTAGACAAATAGGACAGCTGTCATCTTGATTTAATTCTATATCTTCTACATTAATGCTATTGATTTTGTTAACAATAGCATTATGTTTGTTTGCTTGATTGCTCATTAATTGATAAGTTCTATTAAATTAATTATAAGTTATTAAATTAATTGTATTTCAATTTTTATTTAATTGTCAATATAATTAAATTATAGATTATATTCAGCTGGAACTCGAATTATATAATCTCTTGCGATTTCATCTCTCAATTGATTGAAAGAAAGAGTGAAAGTAAAATTACAATCTTTGAATTCCACTAGTCTACCGTCATGATACCTAAACCTAAATTTAACCTTTCTAAGTTTATCAATTGGAGGATGATATTGACTTACATTTTGTAAGAATCCATTTCTAGAATCAAATATTTGACCATTCGGGTTAATCGTTACTGGGATTTTAGCAAAGGCAGAATTAACAGTTCCATTATAATCATTATTATACATGTTATTCGTAGCTTCAGCATATGGAACTAATTCATCCATCGTATTATATTTATTCATTTCCATATAGATAGCACTATCTCCAAACATACAGATTGTATGTGGACCTTTAATGTAAAAGGCGTGTTTTGTGACTCCAAAAGGTAAAATTGTTTGATCTGGTATTAACCAGATATAATTATTATAGTTAAATATAATATCAGTGTTTGTTTCTGTAGCGGTATAATTTTCTTTATTAAACCCTAAATAAGAAGGTAAACCCCATTTAGTATATTGATCCCAAACATTGGGTGGTTGTTGTTGATTAACAATAGCAGAACATGATATATCATAAGGAATTTGTTGTGTAAAATCAAAAATAAAACTATCATATGTATTACCAAACCACATTTGCTGTCCTACAATATCATAATATACTTTAAAATGGTCATATGTAGCTCCAGGTATAGTTGTTTGTAAAAATGTTTCCACTGCTTGATTCATTAGATTTTGAATTTCTAATGATATTTGTTGAGGTGTAAAAAAACCTTCCTGGATAGTAATACTGAATGGTATACCAATATTACCTACTAATGCCAGATATTCAGGCATGTTTGTAGAAACTTGTGGAGTAATATAAAATTCTAATTTAGTATTTTGATGATTATTACTAAATACATATTGATTGGCAGGCAATTCAATTTCAACTAGTCGCATAGATTGAATATTTGTTAAAGTTTCTGGTAAATCTATTTCAAAATGGTTAGCATTTGGCCATTTATTAATATCTCTATCTTCGCTATGTATTGTTACTAATTTACGATCAACAACAAATGTATTTTGTCTTCGAATTAATTGATGTTCATTATTAACATTATATTGTGGAAATTGACTCATATATGATAAAATGAGAAATAAATTATTAATTTTATATGTATTATATATTAATGTCATCAACTAGATCTTTTCCCCAAGTTAGTCTAGGAACTCCTATATGGATGCAAAGCGCCACTCCATCAACTATTGAATTAATTTTACCAAATACTTCTGTTGATATAGCATCAGATTTAACAGTTGGTAATAATATTTATGTTACATCAAGTAGGGATAAAAAAAAAGAAATTAATGCTATTGCTATTTCTCCAGATACAATATTAAGTATAAGTCCAAAAGAATTTATTTACAAGAATGATCCTTCAGAGAAACTACATTATGGATTTATTGCCGAGGAAGTAGAACAAATATTTCCTAATTTAGTAACATCAATTAGTAAAACAAAGGCAGTTAATTATTTAGAAATGATTCCTTTATTATTGTTAAAAATTAATGATTTACAAAAACAAATTGATGAATTAAAAAAATAATTACATATTTTATATGACATCTAAAAATAATAAAGTTAGAAATCAAAAAGGAGGAAATGATAATAAACCTTTGACTATAACAAATTCTTCTTCTTCTTCTTCTTCTTCTGATTCAGATTCTTTAAAAAAAGTATTACCATTACCTATTAAAAGAATACCATATGATGTAAAAATATTTTCATTTATGTGTATATTGGGTATATTGGTAAGGATTATTTTCGCAAGAACAGCAAATGAATATGCTACAGCAACGGTGTATGGTTATGGTTTTAGTATTTTAGCATTACTTGGATTATTAGTTGGTTCATTTGCTATTTCATATAAGGATCAATTTTCTCAGGGGGTAATGGGATTTTTCAAGGTTATATTAAAAAATGCCATTCCTGTTTTACTAATTATTGCTATTATTTCTATGATATTATTTCAAAATGTATCTTTTTATGATCAAATTAATAAAGGTAAGGTAGCAGATGAATATTATCAATTTTCAGGTGTATCTTCTTTCTTAATTTTAATCCAAACATGTTTAGTAATCAGTTACTTAATGGATACATTAGGTGGCGAACAAAGTAAAGGTAATGATGGGGGTATTATGACAGCATTAGCTAGTGAAATGAACAGTATTATTATTATACTATCAATAGCAAATGTAGGAATCATAGGTATTCTACAAATAATTTTAAAATATTTTTCTACAGATGGGTAATGGGTTAAGTGAACAAAAGTTTATAGGTTAAACCATATTCATTATCATCTTCCCATATGCCAGATATCTTCAATATAAATGAGTTATTTGAATTATTAATATCATTATCGATATTTGGAAATATTTTTATTACACCCGATTTTAATGTTTCATATAATATATTCCTTATTCTTTTTGAAGATTTATATTTAGATAATATAGTTTGTTCGATTTTATAAATATTAGATAATATATCTCTATTATTGTAAACATCATATGTAATCTTTATTTTTTTAAAGTAGGTTTCTTTATTCATTGTTTTAATATTCAAAAACAAAAATATTCCATTCAACATAATATTTTCATTTGAGTATATTAATTTAATAAATTTACTATTATCCATTACTGTATTTTGAATTGGTTCATTAAAATATATACAATTATTATTGAATTGATTTTGATTTATAACAATATTCATACTTAATAATTATTTAAATTTTGCCTTTATTATATTTCATATTATATATAATTATTTAATACTTATTAAAGGTATTAAATATTTATATATAATATGAAATTTTTAGATAGTCACTTTAATGAATATATACAATCAGTTAATAAAGTATCATTACATCCAACCCTAACAAAACAATTACAAACATTTCCAAGTAATATAACTGATCTTAAAAATGTTATTTTTTATGGACCAAGTGGTGTAGGTAAATATAGTCAAATCTTAAATTGTATTAATAAATACAGTAATAGTGAATTAAAATATGAAAAAAAATTAACTGTAACTTTTAATAAGAATAATTATTTCTTTAAAATAAGCGACATTCATTTTGAAATAGATATGTCACTTTTAGGTTGTAATTCAAAATTATTATGGAATGAAATTTACATTAATATTATAGATGTATTATCGGCAAGAGTGAATAAATCTGGTATTATTGTATGTAAGAATTTTCATAAAATTCATAGTGAGTTATTAGAGTGTTTTTATAGCTATATTCAAATAAATAATACCGATGTAAATCTTGTGTTTTTTTTAATAACAGAAAATATTTCTTTTATACCAGATAATATTATCAATAATTTTCATACTATATCCATACCAAGACCTACAAAAAATAATTACAATAAAATTTTAAATAAAAAAATTTCTACTTTATCGAATGTTAAAGATATAACTAATATTAAAAATGAATTAACAAATACAAATTCTTTTAGAATAAATATTATAAAGTATGTAGATAAGCTATATACATTTATAGAGAATCCAGAAACTTTAAAATTTACTCTATTTCGTGATTTAATATATGATATTTTTATATATGATATGGATATTGGTTATGTAATATGGTTACTTCTTAGTAAAATTGTATCAAATAACAAATTATCTCAAGATAATCTGACAAAGGTATATCTTGATACATTCTCATTTCTTCAATATTATAATAACAATTATAGACCTATTTATCATTTAGAGAATTATTTATATAATTTAATAAATAAAATTCATGGATTTTAATACTGCATGTATTAACTTGAATCTAAGTTCGCCTTTTTCACAAGAACAACTTAAAAAACAATATAGAATTATGGCGCTTAAAAATCATCCTGATAAACATCCAACTGAAATAGAATATTATACTGAAAAATTTAAAGATATTGGTCAATCGTATGAATTTCTTAATAATTTTTTGGATTCGAATAGTAGTTCATCAGAGATTAATAGTGACTATAACGATTTATTTGTTAATTTTCTCTCTACCTTTTTTACAAACAACTATTCTGATGTTCAAGATATATTAAAGACAATTATAAATGATTGTCAAAACCTATCTATAAAATTGTTTGAAGATATGGACAAGGAAAAGGCTATTCAAATTTTTGAATTTATTAATAAATATCAACATATTTTATATATACCAAGCTCTACTGTTGAAAAAATTAAGAATATTATAAATGAAAAGATGGAAAATGATCATATTATCATATTAAACCCACGATTAGAAGATTTATTTCATGATAATGTTTATATTTTGGAATTTGAAGGAGAAAAATATTATGTTCCGTTATGGCATGACGAAGTTTATTATAAACATAAGAAAAATGATTTGGTAATAAAATGTATACCTGATTTACCAGAGAATATCTCTCTAGACGATGATAACAATATTGTTATTGAAGTTGACTATCATATAAATTTATTATTGAAAGAGGAGTATATACAATATCAATTAGGTAAAGAACAGTATTCAATTCCAGTTAAAGAATTGAAAATAGAAAGACGACAAGTCTATATATTTAAAAAAAAAGGCATCTCTCTTATAAGCATTAGTAATATTTACGATAATTCAATTAAATCCAATGTTATATTTGTTATTAACTTGAATTAATATTAATAGAATATAAATTATTTATTAATATTAATAGAATAGAAATTATTTATTTATATTTTCTCTCTACATAATCGTTTAGTGTCTTTTTTTATGTAATAGAAGAATGTAAGTTATATTCACTAATATCATATATATATTATACCTTGACCCTACATATGAAGAGAGAAATTAAAGGTAATAAAAAGTGGTTTGCTTTTGATATATGTAGTAATTTACACTTTACACTTTTTTTTCAGAGTACATTTGGATTTTAAAAAATACACACAATAATAATGCAGAGTTTTGATATATGGAAAAAGGATTGAGAAAAGTAGTGAAAAAGTGGTTTAGAGCATAAAGGTAAGGACGCAAATAAAATAATTCTAAATTTGTTATTGTAAATAAATATTTTTTCGGAAAAGTATTTAGACATTTTTCTCTAATGATAACATAATGATAACAGATGGTAACATTTCGTGCCAAAAAAATGCCGATAATTTTTTCTGTAAATTTTGCCTATATGGTTGTAGGAAAGAAAGTAATTTTAAAGCACATTTACTCACTAGAAAACATCAAAATGGTAACAAAATGGTAACAAATGGTAACATCGGCACGAAAAATGCCGTCGTATTGAATATGGAGTCAACTATTTCAAAAAAAAATGCCGCTTACTGTAAGCCAATAACAGAAAAAAATGCCAAAAGAATGCCATCATATACTCCCTTCATATGTGAAAGCTGTGGAAATCAATATAAACATCGTTCTGGTCTATCTAGACATAGAAATAAGTGCTATACTGATGTAGTAGATACTATAGACCAAATCACGAATATACCAGACGATAATCAAGGCGATTTTAAAGAAATGATACTATTACTTTTGAAAGATAATAAAGAAATACAAAAAAACTTTATGGATATGCTTCCACATATCAAGGGAAATGCTGAAAACAGTTATAATAATACAAATAGTCATAATACAAATAATTTTAATATTCAAATGTTTTTGAATGAACACTGTAAACATGCCATGAATTTAACTGATTTTATCAATACATTACCACTAACTGCTGAAACTTATAATAACACTTTAGAAAATGGTTTAACAAAAAGTATTACAACTATGATAACAAATGGATTAAATAATATAGATATATTAGAACGACCTATTCATTGTACTGATCCAGCCAGAAAAACAATGTATATAAAAGAGAATGATGTTTGGGAGAAAGACACTGAATTAAATCTGCTATTAGAAAATATAACATTATTAGCTACAAAACATCGTATTAATATAAATAAATGGCAAGATGCGAATACAGGTTGGGAAGAAAATGAAAATCTTCAAACGAAAATGACTACATTAGTATTTAATTCAATGACATCTATAGAAGACGATGAAAAGGAAGTCAATAAAATAGTAAGAGCTATTAGTAAAAACACCTATTTGTCTAATGACATAAAGAGTGGTTTTAAATAAAATTTAATGATTTTTGTTACATTTGATATATGTAGTAATTTTGATATGTACTTTTTTTCACAGACCTTAATCGGAAAATCAAAAAAGGACATCAAAAAAGTATGTCCATTTTCAAATATTGGAAATAGGATTGGGAAAAGTGGTGAAAAAGTGCTTGAGAGCATAAAGCTCTCATTTCGATTTTATAAATTTTTCATTTGTGATTGTTAATTTTTAAAGTATTTGTGAAAGTATTTAGGGATTTTTATGTAACTCTAATATATACTTCCTATGGATGACATATTTGTCCCAAAAGTCCCAAAAGATTTTTACTGTGAAAAATGTAACTATATATGTAGCAACAAAAAAGACTTCAATAAACATTTAATGACACGAAAACATAATAAGAGTTACGCTGGAGTTACAAATGCTGACGAAAAATCCCCAAAAATCCCAAAATTTAAATGTGAATGTGGAAATACCTACAAATATAGGCAAGGTTTATATAAACATAAAAAGATCTGTTCCATTATTCAACCGGAAGAAAATGATATAGACCATATAGTAAAAATAAAGGAAAATTCCACCGAAGTAAATCAAGAATTTACCCAAAAAATGATTGAAACTGTTATGTCACATAATCATGAATTTATGAATATGTTTATGGAGAAAATGATGGAAGTAATGCCTCAAATAGGAAATACTACCAATAACAATACAAATAGTCACAATACTACCAATAATCAATTTAATATCAATATGTTTTTAAACGAGCATTGTAAAAATGCTATGAATTTAACTGATTTCATTGAATCTCTCCCTATAACAAATAAAACATATGATGAAACAATAGAAAATGGATTAACAAAGACAATAACGAATATGATGGTGAATGGATTAAAGGAATTAGATGTACTGGATAGACCAATACATTGTACTGATACAAAACGAAAAACACTGTATGTGAAGGAAGCAGATATTTGGGAAAAAGATAAAGAATGGAATACATTATTAGAATCTATACAGCAAATAGCGTCAAAACAAAGGATGTTAATAAATAAATGGCAAGAAGCCAACGAAGGATGGGAAACAGATGAAAATATCCAAACAAAATTAACCACATTAGTCTATAATGTAATGACAGACATAGAGAATAATGAAAAGGAAACAAAAAAGATAATAACTGCTATTGGGAATAAAGTATATCTAGACGAAGAAATAAAAAATAAATATTTGTAATATATACGCTTCCATATATCAAGGGAAATATTGAAAATGAATTTAAATAAAATCTTTAAGTTATTGAACAATGGCTTACTAATATTTGAAGATGTAAAATGGGACAAAATCTCAAAATAAAAAAGAATCTGTTAGAGACACAACAAGATTCTTTTTTTTCGCGTATATTTATATTAGTATTTTTGTTGGCTTACCATGCTTGTTGATTTATTTTACAGCGATTTTATGTCGGCACATCGGACAATTCACACACAAGTTAGGGGCAGAATGATGATTACCACGAGCTTGATAATCGTAGCGGCTATTCTTTTCGATATGACTAGCCCAACACTGTTTACAAAAGGAATGTTTACACTCCGTCGTTACCTTATCTTCAACTTTTTTCCAGGATGAAACGGTGTACATCCATTTGTATGATGTTGTAGTACATTCCAAACAAATAGGACAGTCGTCGTCTTCCGTCGGTACAGGTTTGGTTTGATACAGGTCGCGCACTGGCTGAAACCCCTGCCACCTTCTATCAAGTTCTTTAATGAGTCGCGCTTTTGAAAGCGAGAGGTCGACCGGACGTAATCTAAACTTGCGGTTGTAGTTTTGAGTGTTTTTCTGACTCCAGTCGTGAATCGCCCCCTCGTATGCTGCGTAATGATACGCAACATATCGTAACTCATTCGCCGCAAGATATTCAAAGTTAGGACGTTCACCGTCCATTAGAAAGAACCAACCTTTGTCGAGTGACTCACGAAGACCATTGAACTTGCTATTACAGTTATCCATGTGATGAGATAGACTGTTACAAAACACACACCTTACTGATGCTAATGATTGTTTCATTTTAATAATAGACTACTATAGTCATAAATGTATGATGCTGTAAACCGTTCCAACTAAATAAAACTTCAATTTTTTTTTACAGTTGGAAAGGTCTACCTCATTATTTCCGAATGTAAAAAAAAATTGAAGTTTTATTTAGTTGTAATTGTATAGAGAGCCTCTAACTTGGCTCAATGGTTAATTGTAAAGTTAGACACAGGTCGAGTAATGAAAACCTGTGTAATTGAAATTCAATATGACTCTGTTGTCAACTTGTTAAACGCATATTCCCTTAACCGGGCGTATGCAGATAAACCCTCTGTGGAGCTGATCACTCCCGTTGCCCGGTTCGACAAGAAGATAGTCTCGACCAAGTTTAACTGAAAGGTTATTCCTCGTCAGTGGATAATATTGAATCTATATGTATGCAGACAATTTGTTTGGATTGTACTAATCGTTATAATGGGGTAAAATTTCATCATATAAAATAAATATGATGAAATTTTATCAAGAGTATCTCATAGCTTGTCTGTAGATACTGCGAAAATCTGTAACTCAGAAAACAATCCCAGGGGACGCCCTGTTTTTTATTTTGAAGTTTTCGCTTCCATATATCAAGGGAAATATTGAAAATGAATTTAAATAAAATTGAATGATATTTTGTTAATTACTGTTAACCAAAAACAAATTGTCATTTCTTAAGAGAATTTCTGTTATCTTATTGTTTCATAACAAAATGAATACTATTCCAGTTATTGTTTCAACCTTGAATATAGAGGATCTAACCAAGTATCCTGATTCATTTATTGAATTCGCCGACGGTAATAATCTCAAATATCCAAAGCTTACTACGGGTAATGGACAAGCATTATGTGCTATGTTACTAACATCAGGACATCATTGGAGTCGTCCAGAATGTGATGAATTTGTCAAAAAATTTAATATAACTACGAGAGATTCAATTCAATTATTCAATAAACATGAACAATGGGGAATCAAGACCAGTGGCGAACGAGGTAAGAATTATATTGTAGAACCATATACATTATCGAATAAACATAAAATGAGAAAAAATTTTACATATGATGGAACAGATGAACAAAAAAATACTGAAATTGATAAAATAAAGTCAACTATTAAAGCAGATTATGTTGATATTGCTAATAGTGAATGGCAATTAGGTCATAAGAATCCGAACTCTACTGATAATGCTATGAGTAATTTAGTTCTTCAGCCACCAATTCAAGCAAAATATAGAGATAAATATATATTTCTGGATACATTAACAAAGATTCCAACACCAAAGACTTTTCAAGAGATGAATGATGCTAATCAATTGCCATATACAAAAGAGCAATTGATTAACTTGAGAGATTATTTAAATTCATTAGAATTATAGTTCACATCGAGTTCGCATCGAGTTCGCATCGAGTCCGACTAATTTCATAATATTCTGGATTAATTTCAATACCAATACAATTTCTATCTGTGTTTTTACATGCTATGGCGGTAGTTCCACTACCAAGGAAAGGGTCAACAACTAAAGAATTCTTCTTACTGAAAATTTTAATAAGATGTTCAATAAGCTGAATAGGTTTAACTGTTATATGTGAGTTATGTTCACCCTTTTCTTTTTTATTCGGTTTGGGTATGAGGAAATTTTTATCATAAGTTTCATTATATTCTTCTGTTGTAATAATGTTAGCAGGAACTCTATCGCCACCAATACCAACTTTTTGAGAGAAATCAATTAGTCCAGTTTTGAAATTCAATTCATTTTTAATAAATGTTAATTTACCAATAGGTTTCATAGCTACACATATGGGTTCGAAACAAGATTTAATTTGTGGTGTTTTAAAGTCTTTATATTCTTCGACTAGAGCAGACTTTTCTTCTTCAGAAATATCCATTTTATTAATAATATGAGTAACACTCATTCCCTTTGGCATAGTCTGAGTATATGTCCAATTAATCATATCTCTAATTTCGAATCCAGCAATATCACAAGCCATAGCAATAGCATGATATAATCTAGGTGATGAGAATGATAAGAAATAACCACCAGGTTTTAATTTATCAAACAAAAGTAGACTTAGTTCAAGATAATAATCATATAATTGTTTAACTTGTTTTTTATCAAATTTCATACCCTTTGGTAAATGTTTAATATGGCTATTTTTCTTGTCGTTACTAATATCATCGACAGACCATTTGTTATCTAATTTATCAATAAAATATGGAGGATCAGTAATAACACAATCAATGCTATTTGATTCAAAAGATTTAAGGTATTCAATACAGTCAGCATTTTCAATATGAATTGTTGTCATAGTTATATAATAATATAATTATTGTTTATATTTTTATCATCAATTTTAAATAAAAATATAAGTATTTCACAATACTACAAAGAAAAAATTTATAATTTTTATTTAAATCAATTAGAATCCAATTTCTTCTTCCTCATCAGTTTTTTTTATAGTAATGTAACCAAAAAGTTACATCATTTGGATCGGACTCAGTATCTTTATATACAGGATATATCATATATTTTTGTCCACTTCCTTCTACATTACTTACTCCAAATCCCCCTCCATTTTTTTTAAATTTTTCCTTATAATCATTGTCTATTAACTTTTTATCATAAAATGTATGTCCATAAGCAAACCTTTTTGAAGAAAGATATCCATGTGTTTCATTTTTATTAAAATTATCTAGTGTTATATCGCGCATACCTCCAAACAATTCCATATCTGAATTCTTTAAAAAGGGTGTTATTTCTTCTGGACTGTTAAAACTTTTAAACATAATATTCTTATTACAAGTAATCGCTTCTTGATTAGCAAAATTTCCATAGCAAGTATTTTTTATTTCTTTTATTTTGTTTCTATCACTTTTTATTCTTATACTATTATAATCTTTTCCATTATAAATAAAATTTTCAGAAAACTTCATATATTCTTTTACTGCTTTTAAATCACAAATAAATAATGGTTTTTCATTATTTATATAATCTGGTTCATCACCATGACCCCAAAATCTAGGTATTAAACCATTACAAGTAGAAGTAGTATTTTGTTTTTTTGATGGTTTTTCTGCTATTATACCTGTATATTTTGTTAATTTTAATCTTTTACTAGCACTATATTTATCTTTGATTAAAATTATAGTATGTCTTACAGGTGCTTCATAAGTCTTTACAACTTTTTTTCCATTATCTATGGCTCGTTTTTCAATTTTGTCGTTTTTAAAAGTTAGATAATAGTTATTTTCCGAATCATCTTCTATTAAAATCCAATTATTTTTTTCTACCATATCTTTGATTGATTTTTGAAATTGTCCTTTTTCAATATTCGTTCTTGCTCTTATATAATGATATTTTGGGGTTTTGTATCTACTCCTAATTGTAGCTTCTATATTTAATGTTTGATCAAAATTTATTATCATTTTCTTATCATAAAAATATTTAAATCCTTTATAATCTATACCAGGTTTTAATTGTATCATTCCATGGAAACCTGATCGTCTTAACAGATTTAAAGTAACATCTGGAGTAGCTGATATTAAAATAATTTTTATATTATATTCTTTCATTCGTTCTTCTGTTAATCCTAATCTTCTAAATTCATTATCAATCGTCATCTCTTCCGAATCAGCAAAATGAGATTCATCAATTACAAAAATATGATCATGTATAGTTTCTTCAAGATTATCCAAGATATATGTTATTCTTTTATGAAAATTAGAACGATGAACTACACAATGATTTATATGTAACCTATTCATATCATTTAATAGGAAATCTCCTGTTGCTAAAGTTAAATTTTCTACTAATTGTTCTAACCAATCTTTATCCGACATACCTGTTAATAATGTGATATTATTCATGCGTATTGAATGTTCCCATGGTAATTTTATTATGTCAAAAATTAAGCTATGGGTAACCATTGTTTTACCAGAGCCTGGTTCTGCAACCAAACTCAAAAAGTTTATATTTTTATTTAATATTCCGTTAATTAAACCAACCGAAGCTTCCTCTGATTCACCGAACCACAAATTGTTTCCCTTCCGTCTCTTATGTTTTTGTAATAATCTATCTCCATCTTCCTGTTCATAAACATAACCTTCCTCATCTATTTCATTATTATAAGGATTATAAGGAGGCCATAAAGGTAATTCACTTAGGGTTGATTCTTCAGTTACTTCTGAATCCACGGTTTCTTCAATTACACTTGAATCATCTGATATAGATATATTGGATATTACTACATTTACTTCATTTTCCTTATATGGACACTTTGGATTTCTTGAACTATGTTTTTCAAAGTCTTCTCTTGATTTAAAACTAAATCTCTGCCAATTATCATAATTTCTTTCATCTGAATCTTCTCCAAACTTTCCTCTACAATTCTTACACTTTTGAGCTGGACCCATTATATATTCTTATAAGTTGTTCTCTTTAAATTCTTTTAAAAGTGATACCACTTTAGTTTTACTTTTAAAAGTGATATAGTTATAACTTCAATTTTTTTTAATTAATTGGAATTCAACACTATAAGAAGCATGGCAAAGGCAGTAAGAATAGTTCATATTATTTTGACAATAAAAATGGTTGAAGAAGAAGAAGAGATGGAAAACAAGTAGAGAGAAAATACCTTTAAATCACTTCTTTTTTTACAGTTTCTTTTTATTTAAAATTGATTATAATAATAATAATATAATTATTGTTTATATTTTTATCATCAATTTTAAATAAAAATATAAGTATTTCACAATACTACAAAGAAAAAATTTATAATTTTTATTGAGTTATTTATTGTTATTTATTTTTTATGATTTTTTATGATTTTTTATGATTTTTTATTGAGTTATGCCGCCTTCTTCTTGATAACCTTCTTCTTAATCACCTTCTTAATAGCAGGTGACTCTTCAATAGCAGCTGTTACCTCGGCCTTAATTTGAGGCGACTCATCATCAGAATCATCAACCTGTGTATTGTCAACATCCTCATCATCCTCCTCATCATCAGGAATATCTTGCTTAGACAACTTCTCCTTATCAGCAGCATCTAGAAAGATATGACACTTTCCACGCATAGTAGCCTTAGGCTTGACAACACCTTGGAACAGCCTCCAAGTTACTCCAAACTTACCATTAGCGAACCAAAGTCCACCACATTGTAGAACAATTGCTACATGTGTCCCCTTAACAATAAGGTCCTTAGGAGTCAGTGAACCACCCTCGGGGTCAGGATAGATAGGCTCCTGATCAACATTGTAAAGTTCAGTCTTCCACTCGCCATCCCAGAAAGGAATCTTGACTCTAAGAGTAGGAGCGGATGTAGTATCAGGCTCAAGAGTCTCCTTATTCTTACGATACTTCAACATAGGTGTCCATAGAGCATCAATTGCGTCTTCACTCATCTTAGCCTTACCGAACCACTCCTTAGCATTCTTACCAGCATCTGCCTTAATCTTGGCTTCAAATGCCATCATGTTTGTCATAAAATTAGTAGTATCATTAGTAGCGTATTCCTCACTAGGAAACTGGAGCGCCATTTCATAACGCTCATTGCCTTCATAATCACTAACACCCCATGTGAGCATTAGTGGAGTAGAAATATATGTTGCGCCATTAGAACTCGAATTCAGAATACCAACACTCTTACCACCTCTGGCATCAACCTTAGGTTTGGAGTATTTAATATCGGACTCGGGTGTAAAATCTGCGCCAGAAAGGATTGTCTTAGAACTCATTGCCATCTTAGTATATTAATCTATATAGTCATTGATTCTTTAAATCAATTTTTTTTTATAATAATAAGAAATTAAATTAAATTCAGTTTGGTTACATGTATGTAGGTATATTTAATTTAGAATGAATTATAAATTAATTATATTTAGGAAAAATAGTTACAAAAAGATATATTTTGAGTAAAAAACTAACTATAGTGAGGAACTGCGAATACAGATGATGATATCGGAAATGATATAAATATAAATATAATATAATATTAATAATGAAGGCTAGTAATAAGAAGGCAATATGTCATAATTTTTTAAAAGATAGTGTATTTGATAACATATCTAATACTAAAAAAAAGTTTAAGGTTAAAGAGGATGAATTTCGTATCATAAGAATGGATGAATATGAATTAATGAAAATCAATCAATATAAGGTATCACAATTAAAAGAATTGTGTAATCATTATAATATTCGAAAAACTGGTAATAAGGATGAATTGGTAAATAGTATATATAATTTTTTAAAGTATTCTCTCTACGCAATCACAATCCAAAGAAATATCCGTGGATTTTTTTTAAGAAAATATGAGAGATTCGCTGGTCCAGGATTTAAAAATCGTTCTATTTGTATAAATGATTCAGATTTTGCTACATTAGATCCATTAAAAGAAATACCATTTAATCAATTTTATAGTTTTAGAGATAATGAAGAAAATGTATATGGATGTAATATAACTTCTCTCTATGAATTGGTTTGTAAGAAAACAAAATATGATATTCAACAAAATAAACTTCCATTAAATCCATATAATCGAGAACCATTAGATAATACATTAATTGATAATTTCTCTCATTATCTAAGATTAGCAAGGGTAAATAATATTGAACATATAATTATTGAGGAGGTAGAAATAATAGATCCTGCGCAACAATTAAGATTTAAAATAGTTGAAATATTCCAATATATAAATGAATTAGGAAATTACGCTGATAGTAATTGGTTATCAAATTTACCTAGACATATGTTGGTATTATTTATTAGAGAAATGTATGATATTTGGCATTATCGAGCACAATTAACACCGACAGTAATGAGAGAAATTGTTCCTCCTCATGGAAATCCATTTATGGGAATGAATTTACATTTAGCACAAAATCAAAGTGATGATGTTTTAATGAAGTATGCTATTAAAGTGATAGAATATTTAACAAAATCTGCATACACGACAGACAAAAGATCTTTAGGAGCATATTATGTATTAGCTGCCCTTACATTAGTAAGTGAAGATGCTAGAACATCATTGCCATGGTTATTTCAAGCTGTAGCTCATTAAATATAAATTATTTTTAATTCGTTTTAAACAAATTATTTATTGGGTTTAGGGATTTACATCCTTATGATAACCAATCATAATATATATATTATATTGCGTTAAACAGCTTAAAAAGATATATCTAATAAGTGTATAATGGTAAGAACCACTAAGACTACTACTCCCGCTACCGCTACCGCTACCGCTACTAAGACTGCTACTAAGACTGCTGCTAAGAAGGCAGAGATCACTGAACCTGTTGTAGAGACTCAGTCTGCTACTCCTGTTGAGGAGGCTGCTTCTGTTGAGGTAGTAGCTCCTACTGTAATTGACCAATTTGGTGTGTTTATGGCTAAGCTTCAAGCAGTCAGCTCTCAATTCTCTGCTCTTCGCACTGAGTTCCGTGGACTCGAGCGTCAAGTTAGCCGCGACCTTAAGGCTGCTGCTAAGATCACCGCAAAGCGCAAGAGAAAGACTGGAAATCGTGCTCCTTCTGGTTTTGTAAAGCCTACTCTTATCTCCAATGAGCTTGCTGCTTTCCTTGGTAAGCCCGAGGGAACTGAGATGGCTCGCACTGAGGTAACTCGTGAGATTAACGCTTATATCCGTGAGCACAAGCTCCAAGACAAGGACAATGGTCGCAAGATCATTGCTGACAAGAAGCTTACTGGCCTTCTTAAGCTTAAGAAAGGTGATGAGCTTACATACTTCAACCTCCAGAAGTATATGTCACCCCACTTTGCCAAGGCAGGTGATAAGGTATCACTCAATGCTTAACTAATTTTGAAAAATAAAAAATTAATAATATGATTATATGTTACATTATTAATTAATAAATATAAAATCCTCCTTTTCCATAATATTTATTAGAATACTTTTATTGATCGGACTATTCATAATTTTAGTCTTTTCAAAATCTTTATATTCTGGCATATCACCTAGATTAAATAGGGATATAACCCCGTATAAATTATATATATTATCGACATAATCTGTGTTTTCATCTAACCACTCAAAGAAATCATTTTTATCGCTTTTTTTGTATTTTTTAAAATATTTTAAAGTTTTAAATAAACTATTATCGTCATGTGTTCCATAATCTGTTCCTGAAATAATACAAATACTTTTAAATTCATCTAGTGTAATATTTAATTGTGATAGAATGATTTTTAAATCATACATAATAACAGTTTTATTCAGAAGACTAAGATATCTTAGGACACGAGTAGTTCCATATACAAATAAATCCATATCTTCACTTAAACAAGCATAAACATTATTTTTACAAACCAATTTGGCACATAACTTGTCAGCTTCACCAGGAGCTTCAATATAAGAAACACCAAGTGCTTTAATTAATTCCTTTACATTTTCTATATCAGTATGATGGACTTTGATAAAATCCTTTTTTAATATTTCCATAGTTTGTTTAATTTCTTTAACCTCAATCTCGTCGACAATATTTAATTTATCCTTTAGTTCGTTATATTTATTCTGAGCAATTTTTTTATCATCTCTTCGCTTTTTTAGTAGTTCATTTTTTTCCTTTGGAGGCTTACCATCAAACACAAATAAAGGAATAATATTGTATTCTCTGAAAATCGAAATCATCAAATAAAAGTTTTCTAAGAGAGCATTCTCTCCCACAAAACGATATAAGTATATACTTGTATCTATAGCAATTTTTTTCCCTCTGAGATCATTTAATGAAATTTTTTTGATCCCTTCGGAACATTGTTGTTGTAAGTATCGGTTTAGATTCTTGATTCCCATATTATATTTTAATATGATTAACCAGAATTAAATGTATTCAATTTTATATTTTATAATTTCTTATAAAATTGAATAGTATATTCAGTTCAGTATATTTTTAAATACAATAAGATGTTAACTAGAAGTCAAAGCAAACTAAGAGAAGAAGAAATGTTGAAGAGAGAAATTAATGTTAATATTGATTTCGACGAGGCAAGTAGAGAATGGAGAAAGAATAAAAATATATTAAAAAATGGAATGTATTCCTATAAAAAAGGTAAACATAATTGCTGTCATATTGAAAAGGATAAAAAATGTAGAAAAAAGCAAATAATAGATAGTCTATATTGTCAAAACCACTTTAATTGAGTTCATATAAGTATTTGTAATTTAATTAATAGCTTTACCAGAACGAAGTTTTGAATATTTTGGATGTTCGAAATCGTCCATACTTATAAGTACAAATGGTTGATACTTTAATGGTTTTACAAGACTATCTAGACAATTGGAACCCATAATCCATTTGTGTTTTTTTGTATAATTTAAATACATATTTATCGTTCTAACAGTGTCTCCTCGAGATAGTTCAGGCGATAGAAAGTAATCGTTATCCTCGGCATATGACCGCAACTCTCCCATAAGATGTGATTTCCCACTTCTTGCTCTTCCCCATAGAACCACATTTTGTCCAGCTGCTATAGCATTAAGAGCGGCATTTCTTGCGTATTCGTATTGTTCTTCAAAAGTATTTACTGTAGTCACCATTTTATAATATAAGTATTTTTATACTTTTAAATTGTTTCAATTTTTTAATTTATTCCTCTGAAAATAGAAAATGTATAATTAATATATATATATTCTGATTTTCGAGGATAAATTTATATGATAATTTCTTATAAAATATAAAATTGAATAGTATATTCATTACAGTATATTTTTAAATACAATAAGATGTTAACTAGAAGTCAAAGCAAACTAAGAGAACAAGATATGAAGAGAGAAATTCATATGAAAAAACTTCCATATGAATTAGTAAATCTTATATGTGAATATGATGGGCGTATCAAGTATAAATATAAAATAAAAAATAGTATAGATTATCATAATTTTGTAAATGTAATCCATAAACATGATGAAAGATACAATATAATTACACCGATTATCGATAAGAAACAGACAATTCTGGAAAACGCAGAATTATCTTCAAATAAATCGGGTTTTAGAATTCAAATCATTTTTGATAAACAACCTTGTTTGCTATTATGCTATGAATATAATATGTCTATTCCAAATAAATTTGATATATATTATGTAAATATGAAGGAACCACGAGCCATAATAAGTAGTGATATTATAACAACGAATTATAAATGATAAAATGTCTACTTAAATGATATTAGGAATTTCTATAATCGTCATTTTAAGATTTTTACTAATATTATCTGTTTTCCCAATTATTTTTTCCAGTTTTTTAATATTTTTCTTTATATGTGGATTTTTACAAGATTCTTTAATAAATTCTATATATTTATCCAAATTACCAGGTGTTTTTCTGAACTGTAATAATATATTATTATTTTTGAAACACCATCCTAGAAAATTTATATAATTATTCATCAATAGACTAGTTATAATATAATAACTAAAAACAGATGTTTTCTCTCTATATAAGTGATTACATATTTCAATATTATCCTTTGATTTTTCTGTTATTAATTTAAAGTTCAAATCCATAAATGTTAATATCTTTAAAGATTGATAGAGAGAATGATATGCTTCTATTTTCATATTTTCTTTAAAAGTATTTCTGAATGTTTCAGGATTAGATCTATGTTTATTATGTAGAGAGAAATAACTGTAAATCATTGTATTCATAATTCTAGCCCACACCTCACAATAACTTTCATATAAATTATATTCGATATTAATATTGAATATCTCTCTAATACATTTATTGATAGATGATAAGTTCATATCAGAAAAGTCCAATCCGAAATTGTGAAAGGTTTCGTGTATAAACACTTTAAACCATTCTTCTTTTCTATACAAAACAATTTCGGTTTGCTCTCGACATCCTGTAGTATAACCAGTATTAACATGTTCACTATCTAGTGTTACTAACTGATTATCAGGTAGTTCTTTTTTAAATGGAGTTAAATATATATATAAATCCAATATTTTGGAACATTTCTTTACCGAAAAAGAATCTAATATATATATCCACATATAAATCATTTGAATATATTGATTTAATATAAAACGGACTTCTTGCATAGTATAGTCACAAATAATAAAATAAACATTGACAATTCTTTTTTTAATAGTAGATGTAAATTGTAAAGTATATGTAGAATTTTCATCAATATATTTTTTAATTTTATCTGGAAAAAAATGTGAATCATACATAGTAGGTCTTGGTATTTGACTAACAGTATTAATTTTTGTTATAGTATAATTGAAACAATTAATTGTTTTCTTTCTAGTTACATATTTATCTGCCATTTCAATATTACCGTGAAGCATATTAATTATTTTATCGGATTTATTATTAAATAAGTAATCGTAATCTAACTTTTCAATATTATCCATAACTATAGTTATATAAATAATGTTATTTTTAATTTTATTTATATAATACTTTATTTGTGTTTCAAATTATTTTTAAATTTATTTCGAACGATCATTAATGAATTTTCAATTTTAGGTTCAATACCAGTTTTATAATGTTGTAATTTGGCATTTTTAGTTTGTAATAATGCTTCTAATAAGTCAGTATTATCCTGTTCGAATTTGGCATACAAGGCATTTTGTAATACAACATCTTCATTGCCACCATAAAACTCAGGATCAATTTTAATATCTTTGTTTCTTAGTAAATCGCCTTTATGTTTACCACTTTTTGAACCAGATGCCTTTGCTAAATCTACACTGTTGGAAATTTTGGATTCACTATCCAAGCTAAAAAGTAAATAAAATTCTTTATTTGTATTTTTAAATTTATTAGCTTGATAATAATGTTCTACAGTCTTCCATTCATGACCATCTAACTTAAACGGTGAAATATAATCATCATCTAACTTTCTTCTCCAGTTATCAATAGTTTTAAGCTTAGAAAATTCACCAATCTTTTCTAAAGGGATTTTCTCTCCATTGCCTTTTCCAGGCAAAGGTTTACTATTAGCTCTATTATAGATTTGAAAAACAATATCATCAGTGTATAATTCATTTGGAGCGGAAACAATTTCATCAACATTTAATTCAATTGGCAATTCAATACCAAGATTATCATTAAATGCTTTAAATTGAGGAATAATAATATATGGACCGGATGTTCCCTGTAAACAATTTTTAGATATATCAAGTTTAATAATATATGGCAATTCACTAAATGTAAATATTTTATGATATTTGTAGGTAATTAACTTATAATGGTCGCCTGTATAGTCTAATAAAATATAATACTGAGGTTCAAATTTGCCTTCATCTTGTAAGATTGAATCATTTAATTGACCACAATTCAATACATTATGTCTACTTCCTTCTTTCCATTCTTCACTTGAAAATACTACAAGTTTAATATTAAGAACGCGTTCTAATGTGGATATAGTCCATGTGTCTGCCCAATATTCATTGGTTTTAATAATTTTTTTAAGATCTTCTATTGAATGAACCTTTTTCATAAAGCGAAATTCGTGTAACAGTTCCTTAGATATTTTAAGTTCATTTTTTAAAGTTTTATATTTTTCAGCTACTATTTTAGCTTGTTCAACAATTTGTTTTTGTTCATTTCTCTCCTTTGAATTTTTTAATCTATCTCTTAATTCTAAATTCATTTTATTTAATCGTTTAAGTTCATAATTTCCTTCAACAACTGCGGTAGCAAACATATCATAGTTACTTTTATATTGTTCATATATTTCTGGAGTAACTTGATCAGCTAATTTTCTTCGTAATTCCATAACAGAAACATCTTTATCAACTGATTTTAAAGCATCACGAATAGTGGCAAATAAGCAATCACCTCCGCCTTCATTATCAATAAGATTATATTCATTACTGTGAAAAAAATCTTGGACCCATGGTTGACCTTTTTCTGTTTTATATTCAGCTTGTTCTTTATCTACTTGGGCATCAGTTTGTTCAGGAAGGGTGCTGGCTTCTTCTTCAGGATTAGTAATATCAATAATTTCTATTTCATCATTATCATTATCAGTATCTTTAATAGGAACTTTATCTTCTTTTTCTTCTTGTTCTTCTTTTTTTTCAGAAGATTTTTTATTCTCTGTAGTTAACATTTCAGGAGTTACATAAGAATAAAGTAAAGGACTATCGATATCATCTAGTATTACATCGCCATCTTCATCAATAACATTGGGTAATTGATCAGCAACAATTTCATAAACACCAATTTGAGTTGAAAAAGAACCATCTTTAACAAAATAGATTGGGAAATATATAATATTATCATCAATAAAAGTATATTTAGCTTGACCTAAAGCAATGATAATATCTTTTCCTAAAACCATAATTTCATACATAGAAGCATCAAAATTTTTATCTTCAGGATCAAGTATTTTAATTTCAGGATAATTGATTTCTTTTGCTTTTCCTAATATAGAATTAACCATTATAAATTAATTATATATTAATATTTAATATTTAATTGAAAATAACAAATTTTCCAAAATAAGAATCATTTTTGAGTTCATTTAAATAATGCCATAATCGTTTTCTTTCATAAACAATTGCTGAATTATCAGGAGCATTTTCAAACTGAATAATAGAATCAATCAATTCATCCTTTTTTAATTTTCTTTTTGGTAAATTATAATAATTGACAATATGATGTAATTTATTGATATTATAATTTTGATTGTAATCCAATTGTTGTGCCATAATATTATCAGAATCTAAATATTCAAAATCTTCTTTAAAATCATAAAAAAAAGAATCATTATTAATTAAACCATCAATTTCCTCTTTATTTTCATGAGCCTTAGTTTTATTTTCCTGGATTTCGTACTGTAATTCATTTACTGTCATTTATATATAATATAAGTAATAATTTGTTTAATATTATTTTATTTTAATTTATCAGAAATATCCATATGCTTAAATTTACACTTGGTCGAGATACCCAAAGTAACAGCTGTTGCGCAATTTTTAATACATTCAATATTTTGACTAATAATAGACCAACTCTTGTGTTTTGTAAGAATAAGAAATGGAATATTTGTTAATAATGTATAAAGATTTTCAGAAATTTCTTCGTTTTCCATCTTCTTTGAAATGTCATTTTTATTAGACATTAACATATTTTGAATATTAACAATATTCGCAAAAACAATATCTATTGTAATAACATTATTTTTATATAAATTTGTAATAAATAGACTCATAGATCGTCTTTTATCATTAGAAATATTCATATCACAGAAATCGTTATAATTTTCCTCTGGACTAACAAATACCATATTATCAAATAATTTCATAAATTCAGTAATATTGTTATCAATAATACTATTCATAAAATCATATTCTGATAAGAGTTTACTACATAATCTGGCATATACATTACTGTTAAATTTGTTTGATGTAGCCATATTAAAGATAGCAAACCCAATTTTGTTAACAGCACTTTCATCATAATTTCCGTTTTCCTGGATTTCATTAAGAGTAGAAATCATAGTTTCAACAATTTTATCATATGTCTTTTCAGTCAATTTATTAATTAATAAACGAACAGAATCGATTTCCTTTTCAATTCCTTCCTTTTTAACAATTTCGGTTTTTTGAAAGGAACGGATAGCTTGCCAATCTTCAGGGTTAATTTCTTCATCCTTCTTTTTTCTTCTATTATTACCTCCAAGAACACCTTTATTTTGAAATGTAGGAGTTCTATTGTAAGACGGGGCACCAACCTGCTCTGATATAGTATTAATCATTTGAATAGTATCTTCTGGTAACGGAAGATGTTCCGTTTTCCAACAAATAGTTTCAATTTCAGATAATGTATAAATTACAGTCGCCATTCTTATTATAATGGTTTATAAATTTATTATTTTATATCAATTTTTTTTAATAATAAATATTGAAAATAATAGGCTTAAACAATTACAAATATATAGTCTATGGAGACTACAACAACTGTTAGCAATTGGGATGATTTAGAATTAAAAGAAAATTTATTACGAGGAATATATAGTTTTGGTTTTGAAAAACCAAGTCCAATTCAAGCAAAGAGTATAGGTCCGATAATGAGCGGTAAAGATGTTATTGCTCAAGCACAATCAGGAACAGGAAAAACTGGTGCTTTTTCTGTTTCAACTTTACAAATAATTGATGAATCAAAAAAAGAGATTCAAGGATTAATAATGGCACCGACAAGAGAATTGGCTACACAAATTCATGGTGTAGTTCAAACACTAGGTTCTTTTTTAGATGTTTCGTGTAAGTTATTAATTGGAGGCAAATCTATGGATAGTGATATTAAAGATTTAGAAAGTAAACCACATGTTTTGGTAGGAACACCTGGAAGAGTTCATGATTTGATTCGAAGAAAGAAAATTGATGCTAAAACAATAAAAATTTTAGTTTTAGACGAGGCAGATGAAATGTTATCTGCTGGATTTAAGGAACAGGTATATAATATCTTTCAATTTTTAGGTAATCATGTTCAAGTAACATTGTTTAGTGCAACATTACCAAATGAGATTCAACAATTGACTGAAAAGTTTATGAGAGATCCGATTCGTATTTTAGTCAAGGCTGAAAATGTTACATTGGAAGGTATTAAGCAGTATTTTGTAGCTATTGAAAATGATAATCAAAAATATGAAACATTAAAGGATTTATATGGTCATATTTCGGTGAGTCAATGTATTATTTATTGTAATAGTATTAAGAGAGTAAGTGATCTTTGTGAAGCTCTATTAAAAGATAATTTTCCAGTTTGTCAAATACATAGTGGTATGGAAAAAGAAGACAGAGAACAAGCTTATAAAGAATTTACAACTGGAGGAGCAAGAGTATTGATTTCATCAAATCTAACAGCTCGTGGAATTGATGTTCAGCAAGTAAGCACTGTTATCAATTTTGATTTACCCAAGGATATTCATACATATATTCATCGTATTGGTCGTTCAGGAAGATGGGGTAGAAAGGGTCTAGGAATAAATTTTGTTACTCGTCACGATGTTAGAAAATTGAAGGAGATTGAGTCTTATTATGAAACACAGATTGATGAATTACCAAATTCATTTGGCAATACAACTGATTCGTAATTAATAGATTTATTAATTAATATATTTAATTAATGAATTCAGAATTTGAACATCCAATATTTTTTGTTGAAAAAAAACAGAAATTAGATGATAATATTATCGAGGATTTAGAATTATTAGAATTATCTAAAGACAGTGACGAGAGAGTAAGTTTATTAGAAACAGTTATAAATCCAAAGTCTAAAATAGGTGTAGAAAATTTAAATAAGTTATGCGAATATTACACAGACGATAAAAGCTTTATAAAAGATACACAGAGTATAATAAGTAAATGGAAAATAGATAAAGAAATAGAAGGTAAACAAAAAGTATACGATGAATTTTATGATATGTGGAAAGAGATAAGAAATGATGAGAACTTTATTGATAGATATTATTATGTTGATGTAGATTTTTTTAAATTTTTAAATAACTCATCACCATTTCTTCAAATACTAAGTCTATATAATTTATTTAGTCCAATTTTAACATTGATGATGCCAATTATTTTATTAATAGTGCCTTTTTTTATGTTGAAATATAGCGGTGTTAATATAACATTAGATAGTTATTACGATGTATTAAAGAAAATATTTTCATCACATGCTCTTGGTAATATAACAAATATATTTAGCGATGTTTCTATTCAACAAAGAGTTTATGCTCTTGTATCACTCGGATTTTATTTATTTTCTATTTATCAAAATTCATTAGTATGCTATCGGTTTTATAAGAATTTTTATACTATTCATAATAATTTATTTTTATTGAGAGATTATTTGAATGTAAGCATTGAAAATATGGAAACATTAGAATATGCTTGTATTAAACATAAAACATATAAACCATTTTTAGAAAGCATATTACCTAATAAAGAATTGTGTATACGATTAAGAGATAAATTAAATACAATCTCTCCTTTTGAATTTAAAAATGTATATAGCAAGTCAAATCAAATAGGATTTGTAATGAAATATTTTTATGAGTTTCATACTAATCCAGATATTATCAGTGCCATTGAATTTAGTTTCGGATTGAATTCATACTCAGAGTATATGAATGGATTAAATAGACTTCATAGAGAGAAAAGAATTAATAAATGTAAGTTTGGGAAGAAAATGAAATTTGATAATGCTTATTATCCTTATTTATTGAATAATGAAACTGTTAAAAATACTATTGATATGAAGAAAAACATAGCTATAACAGGACCAAATGCTTCTGGTAAAACAACCATTCTTAAAACAACTCTATTAAATATCATTTTCTCTCAATCATTTGGATTTGGATTCTATTCCAAAGGTGTCATATCACCTTATAATAAAATTCATTGTTATTTAAATATACCAGATACATCAGGGAGAGATAGTTTGTTCCAAGCCGAAGCAAGACGGTGTAAAGAAATTCTAGAAAGTTTAGAAGACAATAAAAAACATTTTTGTATATTTGATGAATTGTTTTCTGGAACAAATCCGAATGAAGCTTGCGCAAGTTCATATGGTTTTATTAAATATTTAATAAAAAAGAAGAATATTGATTTCATATTAACAACCCATTTATTAGATTTATGTAAAAAAATAGATGATATCGTAGATAATTGTAATATGACTGTAATTTCAAGAGATAATTTTAATTTCAATTATACTTATAAAATTAACTACGGAATTTCAGAAATTAAGGGAGGATTAAAAGTTTTAAAGGATTTGGAATATCCGGAATATATATTGACAGAATCAAATAATTTATTAACAAAGTTATAATACGTTTATTTACTATATTATTAATCTATTAAATAAATAATAATGTATGAGATTCTAATCAACCCAATTACCTTACTTTGTTTAGGCATTATATTCATTTTTACTTCGTTATTGTTCTTTTATTTTAAGAGAACATTTTCTCTCTTAGAAAAAGCTCAAATGGATCAAGCACGTATTTTACAGGGATTTATTACAAATATGGAAATGAGTCAACAATTAGCGGCTCAAAGGATGAGTCAGATGGGTGGTATTCCAATTCAACGCACACCCCAACACGGCGAAGAACAACAACAACAATCTAGTGATGGATTAATTGATGTATCCGATGATGAGGACGATGGTAGTGAGAGTGATAGCGACTCTGAATCAGATAGTGATGATGAAACAGATAATAATGATGATGTATCAGTTGGATCTAAGTTCACTATTGAACCTCAAGTTATCGAGTTAACTGAAGTAAACGATGTTAAAATTATTCAATTAGAATGTAATAATGATTTAGAAAATTCTAATATTGAAATAGCCAGTTTAGAGGAATTAGAAAACCTGGTTGATATTGGTGATATTGGTGATATTGGTGATATTGATGATGATGATGACGATGATGATGACGATGATGATGACGATGATGATGACGACGACGATGATACTGATACCGATGATGATACTGATGATAATATTGAACATAAAATTAAAGAGGTAAATGACATTAGTAACAAAGATGGAGAAGTAAAAAAACTAGAAAAACTAGATTATAAATCTTTAAATGTACAAGCTTTAAGAGATTATTGTATTAGTTGTGGAGTGGTTCAACATGGAGATAAAAGAAATAAAAAAGATATGCTGAAATTATTAGATGAAATGGAGAAATAAATGGAGAAATAAATGAAGAAATAAATAATCAAATACATTTTCTCTCGCAGTATATATAATGAGCTGGGGAACTTGCACTGCTGGATCTAATAATATTCATTTTGATTTTCCACCTATTATGAGTGATGGGAGAAACTTTGCTCGATGGCAACCAGGAGCAGTTATTAATCAACAAATAAGAAAGGAAAATGATATCAAGACAAACTCACAATATAGACAATTTCTTACTGAAAATGCTGACTCTATCGTAAAAGCAAATCAATTAGAGGCTTGCGATAATTGTTGTTACTGTCCTGCTATGAGAACAGGAGAACCAATTTCGAATACACCTTTTTTATATACATCCTGTATGGAGAAATCTCAACCATATGGTTATGAAGATAGTGATTTAAAGAATTTATATTTATCATCTCATCAACTTCAATGTAGAATGACGGCACCAATAATAACTCAAGACCAATTCTTGAAACAAAAGATTCCAAATCCGAATTAAATATTTATTTATTAATTATTAATTATTAAATAAATAATCCTATTATAACTCAATGAAGTTATTAAGTATTGATGTTGGTATAAAAAATTTAGCATTGTGTTTATTCAATATAGAAAATAAGGAAAAATATGAAATACTAAATTGGGATGTTGTTAATTTATGTAATGAAATCGATGTCAAATGTTTTATGTGTAGTAAATCTGCCAAATTCATTAATAAAGAAATTCATTGTTGTAAAAAACATATACCTGACACAGGACTGTCATTGATTGATAAAGAATTGGAAATGAAAAATTTAAAAAAGACAAAAGTCAATGATATTAAAGAAATATTTAAAAGACATAATATTGAATTTGACAATAAAACAAGTAAAGTATTATTATTGGATTATTTTGAAAAACTAATACCTGACAAATATGTAATCCCTTTTTCCAATAAAGTAAACTGTAATGATTTGAATTTAATTGAAATAGGTATTAATTTGAAAGATAAATTAAATAATTTATATGAAAATATGAAAATTGATACAGTTATAATAGAAAATCAAATTAGTCCAATTGCTAATAGGATGAAAACGCTACAAGGAATGATAGCACAGTATTTTATTTTAAATGATGTGACAGATATTCAATTTATATCAGCTTCTAATAAATTAAAGGATTATGTATCAAAAAAAACAACCTATTCAGAGAGAAAACACAAAGGTATTGAAATATGTGAAGAAATATTAATAAACAACACAGATATTTGTCAGTATTTAGATATGTTTAACACGCATAAAAAAAGAGATGATTTAGCAGATTGTTTTCTACAAGGATTATGGTTCTTAAACAACAAAATATATATATATTAATGTGTTTGATTTAAAATTAAAGTTTCTAATTAATTCATAATGACCGAACCAGAAATTATCGATATTAATAATTTAGATTCAGGAAGAACTATGAATATATCCAATAGTTTAGATGATATTACACACATTAATCTTGGTGGAAGAAGTTCAACCAATTTTGGCTCTGGAATAGAACTGCTTATGAATGATAAGAAAAAATCAGGAGGTAGTAGCGGGTTGTCAAGTGATATTGATATTAATGATTTATCAAATTTAGAAGATGAGTTAAATGACTTGTCTGGGACAGGAAGTGGGAGAGGAAGTTATAAAAAATCTATGAAGTCTGCCCGATCTGATATGTTTTCTTCAGGTTTTAAATTAAACGAAGACAATTTTGATGAACCTATAGACGATCCAGATCCCGGCTTCAGTGCAGAGCCGTTAAATTTAGGCGCGTCTACGAAAGAACAATCTCAAGAAGAAAAAAAGACTTGGGATGGTTATGGAAAATTTAATGATATTCCCATTAATCCAGATTTAACAAAAAATAATGTTGAACCCAAATTATCAAAGGAAGAATTATTAAAAGAGAAATTTATATACTTACAAAAGTTAGAAAACTTGGAAAAGAAAGGTATCAAATTAACAAAAAAATATGATATGGAGTCAAATCTATTGGAAATGAAGGGTGAATATGAATCTATTATTTCTGAGAAAGAGCAGAAAAATGCTGTTAAATTTCAAGGAAAAATGTTAATGGCTTGTATTACTGGAATTGAATTTTTGAATAATCGTTTTGATCCATTTGATGTTAAGTTGGATGGATGGAGTGAACAAATCAATGAGAATATCGATGATTATGATGAGATTTTTGCGGAACTTCATGAAAAATACAAGTCAAAGGCAACTATGGCCCCCGAATTAAAACTAATGTTTCAATTAGGTGGTAGTGCTTTGATGGTTCATATGACCAATAGTATGTTCAAGTCAGCAATGCCAGGTATGGACGATATTATGCGTCAGAATCCTGATTTGATGCAACAATTCACCAGTGCTGCTGTTAATTCAATGGGGCAGACTAATCCAGGACTTGGAGGATTTATGAGCTCACTTAACTCAGGTTCACAACCACCAATGAGTCAAATGCCACAACAACAACAACAACAACAACAACAATATATGCCGTCATCTGTTAATCCTCAAGCTCATAGAGGGTTACCACCTCCTATGGCCACACAAGGTCCAACATCAGTTCCTCCTCCAGTAAGACCTGGTTATGTCCCTTTATCCAATAGACCTGATATGAATGCTAGTAGAGGTATACCAGCGGCTGAAAAGTCTAGACGACCAGAAATGAAGGGACCGACTGATATTTCTAATATACTATCTGGTCTAAAAGTAAAAAAGACAGAAGTAAATATTCAAAATGATAACGATGAAAAAGGAAGTACTATTAGTATTAGTGAATTAAAGGAAATGCAAAATGATAATATTCCTATTAAGTCTAAACGCAGAAAGTCTGATCGTAACACCGTAAGTCTAGATATCTAAATAAATAATTCATTATTTAATATATAAATAATGAATCTACCAAAAACTCCACCAAGGTTTACTAGAAACATCTGATTTTGTTTTACTTTTTCCCCCTTTTTTTGATTTATTTCTACCTCCCATAACTTCATGTTCTTCATGTTCACCATGTTCTTCAAATGCGTAAAGTACGTCCCGTATTTTCATAGTGAATTCGATGATGGGATATTGAACTAAATCATATTCTATTACCGCATTATTTAACAGTGCTTCAAATACCTCTAACATATATTCTAGATCAGCATTAGATAAGTCGTCGTTAGATAATAAATCAGAATTTAATATATCAGAATGTAATTCATCTAAAAATAATTCCAGTGATTCATCATTAATAATACCATTATTAGATTGTTGAATGGTATGTTCTAACTTATATTCTAATATATGAATCAAATATTGAAATTGCAATCTATCATCAGTATCACCAATAACATCATCATCTTCTTCCTCTTCATCATCATCATCATCATCATCATCAGTCCTAATTACGGGTCGTAATCTTTCATATATAGCTCTTACATCAGGATTATTTAAACACTCTGCTTTAGTATTACCTCTACAAATAGGACATTGGAATACTTCATTTTTTTCGTAACGTGTAATAAAATCGCCTTTTCTTAATTCTGCTAAACAATTTTGTTTAAAACACTCTCTATGAAAATGATGATTACACTTAGTTGTTATTTTTTCATTGTCGTCTAGGTGTTCCATACAAATTGGACAATCATTTGTGTGATCATTTGCGTCATCATCTCCACCTCTTTTTCTTCTTCTAGTTCTTTTTTTTCGGTTTCTTTTGTTCTTCCCTCCTTTTAATGGCTTTTTCCCTAATATCATATCTATTAAATCCAATTGTTCTTGTCGATTTTCATATTTGGTTACAGCCTTTTGTCTTTCTTTATTTCTTGAGATATACATTTTTTTTGTTTTATTTTGTTTTGGACTTGATGGGGATTTTGTGCTAGGTGAAAAATTTACATTTTTGCGCGTTTTTTCTGGCGGTGTATGTGGTTTTTCTGGTTTACTTTTTCCAATTCCACCACCTTTTTTATTATTTTTTTTTGTTTTACCCATAATATATATTTTAATGATATAATATCTTAGTAGATAATATATGGCTAATAATCAATTAGATAATTTAGATGATTCAATTTTAAGTAAGAATTCTTTACATATATCTCGTTTAGAAGGTGGAAAAAAGAAAAAAAGAAAAACAAGAAAGGCTAAGAAATCTAAAAAGGCTAAGAAATCTAAAAAGGCTAAGAAATCTAAGAAAACGAAAAAAGTTCATTTTTCGTCACCACAGGCAAGATTATTTCATTCTATGGCATAAATTCAATCGACTTTTTGTTTAATAACATTAAATACACCAACTTTATCATGAATATTAATATTAAAATGAATGTTATATTCATGAATATTTTCATTTTTGGATTCACTTGAAAACTTGTCAAATCCAAATTGAATAGATTCTTGTGTAAGTGAATGTGTGGGAATATATATATATATAGCACTACCAATATGATTTAATAATTCTTCCCGTTCCCATACTAGGTCATTCTCACCATTATGCTGTAAATTAATTCGATAGTATTCTACATCATTTTTGATAAATTTTGAAAACTTAGTATCAATATCAAATACCTTAATAAATGGAGTATTTTTATTTGTTAATTTTTGAAAGTTAATATGAGGAAGACTAGGCATTTCACGCCAAAAGAGTGATTTGCTAGTCAATCTTTGAGTAGTGTAATCTAGATATACTATATTCAATCGAATGTTCATGATAATTGTAATTGTTGTTGTAGGTGTAATTGTAATAAATTAATGCTTATAATTATCATCAATTTTTTTTAAAACTATTTATTATTTCAACTCCAAAAGCATATATACCATACAATGAAATAAGAATACCAATTATAAATTGTAAATTATCAGTATCCATTTGTTGTATATCATTAAATAAATGAACATTATCAATATCAAACATAGTTAGATGAAATGAATTATAATCTATTAAAGATTCGTCAATTTCTTGACGAGAAAGTAACTGAGATTTATACATATGACACATTGTTTTTTGTGACTCAATAAAAATAATATTTATAATTCAATTATTATTTTTATTATCAAATAAAATCATCCAAAATAAAATCATCCATAATAATGCCGCATTTCACTATAAGTCATAGGTTTTCCAGTTTCAGGATGCTTAAACATATGTTCAACAGCAGCCTCCATACCTTTAGTATTCATTATATTAGCTGCTGTTTTGTTATTAGCAACCATATTATTAATGAATGATGGGGGAATAATACCTTTACCTATTTTTCTAAGGGTTTCTTTTACTTTAGTATCCATTTTAGAAGTATCCATTTGGGGGATAATATAAGGTGTTAAAGTATTATTACCAGAAGCGTCCATATTGTTTATCTATATTCAATTATATTTAACTAGATTCAAATTTTATTTAAAATTGAAGATATATTAAATGTTTATTAATATAGTATTCTAATAATGACAAACTATATTTTAATAGATGGAAGTTATTTTATATTTTACCGAGTATTCGCTTTACATGTTTGGTGGAGAAATGCTAATCCAGAAATAAAATTAGAAAATCCTTTTCAAAATGAAGAATTTGTAGAAAAATATAAATCAACATTTAATTCTAAGATAGAAGAAATAAAAAAGAAATTAAAAATCAAAGATGCTATTGTGTATGTTGGTAAAGATTGTCGTCAATCTGAGATATGGCGAATGAAGTTACATCCCAAATATAAAGCAGGAAGAAATGAAGAGAAAAATAAAGAGGCTAATGTCGGTAATTTCTTTGCATTGACATATAAAGAAAAGTTATTTGAAAATGCTGGAGCTGACAAGATACTTGGAATGAATAATTTAGAAGCAGATGATTGTTTGGCATTGACAGCAAAACACTTGTATAAACAAAACGAGGAGAATATAATTACAATAATAACTAGCGACCATGATTATATCCAATTGTCAAACGAAAGAATTAATTTGATTAATCTAAAATATAAATCGTTACTTGAGTCAAAAAGCTATAGTGGGAGTCCACAGAGAGATTTATTTTATAAAATAGTTCTTGGTGATAAAAGTGATAATATATTACCAGTATTTAATAAGTGTGGAAAAAAGACAGTTGAGAAATGTTATGATAATAAAGAATTCTTTCTAACTAAATTAAAAGAAGAAGCGAAAGAGGAAGTATTTGAATTGAATGAAAAATTAATATCTTTTGATTTGATACCGTCAGAATTAGTTGAATTATTTTATAACAATATATTAACAGAATTATAATGAGTAAGGAAATATTTATTGTTTTCATTATTAATGGTAGATATACAAGGTGGGAAATATTTAATGAAAAAACAACTATATCAGATATTTTTATTTTGCTTAAAAATAAATATCAAATAGAAAAATGTATTGTTGAAATACAAGAACTTTTTCTACACAAGAAATCAAACTGTTTATTAAAATATATATCACCAGACGGGGGGACAATATACATATCAACAAAAGATACTAACTATGTTCTTAAGAAAGATGAAGTTTAAAATTAATTATTATAAAATATGAATTTTTTATAATAATATTATAATTTATATGACAAATAAATATGAAAAAATTGGATTATTAGCATCATTTTTAGGTGTAATAAATTTTTACATTTTGGTTTATCATAATTATCAAGAACAAGATACATCAAGTTTAGCTCCATTATGGTTACTTATAAGTTCTTTAATAGAGTTATTATGGTTTACATATGGATATGTAAATAAATTAAGACCAGTTTATATTAGTTCACCATTTATATTATTAGGTATATCTTATTTAGGTTACTTAAAATGGAAACTAGAAGTTTATCATCCAAATAAAGAGAGATATAACAATAATTCAGAATTAATGCTTTCTACTTTTTCTGCGATTTAATCGTCTTCTTTTACTTTTAATTTTTTTTTTATTTCTTTTAGTTTTTTTTCTTCTACCACCTTTTGAGTAAGAATTTGTAAATTTAGGTCTATCTTGTGGGATATGTGATAAAGCTGCTTTACTCAATGTGATTGGTTCAAGATCTGATTCCGTAAGAAATTCATTAAGATTATCCAAATCATTTTTTTTAATAGAATAACTTGTATTAATTCCCATAACCTTTGCGGCTTGAAAAATTTCATGAATAGAATGATTATATGGAACCATAAATAATAAATTTGCTAGAATAATATAATTAAGATTAATATTCTTAAAATATCTACTAGTAATTAAAAATAACATAACATGTCCAGATAAATTACTAACAAAAAATTTATTATACTGTTTTTGTAAATTAACATAAAAACTTGTAGGTTCTATTTGTTTCATAAAGCAAATAGGAGGAGTCCAAGGTGGGCGTTGATATAATCCATCAACTAATGGATTTTCATTTAATTCACTTTTAATAAATCTTTGTTCTCTCTCAGACAATGGTGGAAGTATTGGGTAATTCATAAAAGTTTCTGTCATACAACCTGGTATTAATTCCTTGTTATTATTTGTAAAACTAGTTGATAAGGTTTTTACTTTATTATCAGCTGGTAATTTAATAACATCTTGATAAGGGACACCATAAACTAATGGATGCCATAACCAACATAATGTAATAGGAGAACCTGTAGGATTTGCTTGATAATCTTCTTGAATCATTTTATAAAATGGTTTACATCCAGGTCTAACAATTTCACGCGAACCATTAATATTATCATAACATTTTTCAGTTTCAATAATATCAAATCCTAAAATTTCTTCTATTAAATTAATACTATGATCTAGATATGTTGTATCTAACATAGGATATTTTAATTCAAATGCTGAAATATTTCCTGTATTTTTTTGAAAAGTGTACTCTAATAATATTTCATACATTAAACAATCATTCTTTGCGGAAAAATTTCTAACAATCGACATTTTCTCTCTAAAATTTAAAGAAGGTATATATCTACTTTTAAGTTCGTCAATGGATACAACTGGTTTATATACCCCATGATCTTTAATTTGTGGCATACCTAATTGTCCTTGTTCTTTTCCGAGTATACTGCTATAAACGAAAAACTTATCAATTATAAATTTCAATTGTTCAACTGCTGAATCATTTTGTTTAAAAGCTATCATTAAATCGATTTGGTCATTAATTAACTTTGTGACTTCTTTATCAATAACAATCTTATTTTTACTATAAAATAAAGAATACATAATAGAATAATTATAACCAATAGATGAAGTATCTATAGATGTTGACATATTAATATATATAAATATAAATAATATATATTAAATTGAAAAGAACGATGGAAAAGTTTCCTTCATATACTTATTAATTGATTTTTCATTGTTATATAATAAATTAGCAACATAATATCCTAATAAATAACCAGCAATAACTTGAATTAAATTATGACAACCTTTTTGAATTCTAGCATAACCAACTAAAATAGTTGGAATATTAAAATATAATTTGTTTAATAAATCATGACTATTATGTCTTAATAATAATGTTTCCATAAAAAAGGATACAACCGTAACATGACCTGAAGGGAATCCAGAGTTTTTATCAACTAAACCACCTTTGTTAAATAAATCACAATTATTTGCCCCATCAGGCCTTTTAAATATAGGTGGATACCATCCAGTAGTAATATTTTTGATAATAAGGTGAAGAACAATACAAACAACAATTCCTAGAATTAGAATAACATCAAAGCTAAATACAAAATATATATTAATAATTAATGAGAAGAGAGAAATGAAATCAGAAATGGAGTTAATTTCAACTAACATAATACTAATATATAAAAAGAATTTTTTTTAATTAAAAATACATTTATACTTTTTTGGTTTTATGTTTTCTTCCACCAAGAGTAGCACTTCTGGTTCTTCTGGTTCTTCTGGTTCTTCTGGAAGGGGGTGACATAGGTATAGGTTTGGTAGTAGTATCAACTGGTTGATGTTCTAACGAGGCTGTTTTTTCAACAGGTTTTTTTAATCCTACCAAAGAATAATAATCATTAACTATTTCTTGTTTTTTTTGCATACAGTTAAGTTTTGTGGAGTCAACAAAAGATAATTCTTTTCCACCATGCAATACAAAGGAAATTTTTAATTCAATAATAGGTGTTTTTTGACCAGGAATAGGAATAATATTATATTTATCATTCCAATTATAATTATTAATTATATACGGTTTTGTGTTAATAACTAATTTATCACCTTTTTTAAAAAACAGATTAAGAATAAAATTAATATTATTATAAATAATACCTCTTGTTTTAGCTTCATTAATAGTAATAGGTTTATAAAGTTTCTTTTCTTTTAATCGAATAAGAAAATTATCAAATTGAGCAGGGGATAAAAAAATTTTCTTTTTATCTTCCTCACCTAAACCTTTATCAAATAAACTAGCTGTTAATTTAACAGATGGTATAAAAAGGATATTAGGAAAAGAACTATATAATTGAGGATTAGACATACTGGGATAATATTTAATATCTTTTGAAATGATACCATTAATTGTAGAAGCATCAAAACTAATTTTTAATATATTATTACTCATCTTATAATAATAATATATAATTTATGTTAAACTTTGGTAATAATTTAATAAATTCATATTTCTTTCCTTTTCTTTTTGTTTCTTAGCTTTTTCTAAGACATTCATAGCTTGATTAATTTCACTATCACTAATAACACCATCTTTATTTTTATCAATATTCATAGAATATTTTTTAGATAAAACACAATAATTACTTTTATTATTCAATAAAAATTCGGATAAAATTACAAAAGATGCTGTTAAAATCAGCGCTACAATAATATCTCTAGTGCCCATCCAAGCCATAGTAAATATTAATAATTCCTTAGCAATATTGTATTTAATAAAAGTTTCCATAGAGTCACTTAATTTGATTTCAACGAATCTAGAACCAACATTTAATAATATCATCATAACGCCAGTAAAATATTTACTAGAATTCAGTGAATCTATATAATAGAAAATATCCATATATATATTGAAAATATAAAATCTTATTTAGTAAGAAAAACCAAGACTTTGCCCAAAATCTTTAAATTTTGTATTAAAATGATATGTAACAGTGTCATGAACATCTCTAAAACTTCTAATATGTGGTCGAACAGTTTGTCTAAAATAAGTATTAAATCCTTCTTGACGAGGAGGCATTAATACTATGAAAACTATAAATAAAATACATAGGAACAGAATACCCTTCATATAAATATATTAGTATTTTATTGTTTTATTCTTCCTGTTTTTTTATAACTGTTTTTCTGTCAACTGGAATATTATTAGAATCTTCTGATCTAAGTTTAGTTTCAGTTGCGAGTCGTTCATTAGAGTCAATAATATCAAACTTACAATCCAAATCACATGGGTTACATTCATCACCATCAAATTTAATATTAGGAAAACTATCCTTTATTAAGTCGGGTGTAATTGTTTTATCATCTTTTATCAAAGTTTTTCCTTGACAGTTTGATTTTCTAAACTTGTCTTGTGGAGATTCTTCAGAGGATTCTTCAGAGGATTCTTCAGAGGATTCTTTAGAAGAGTCCATACTTTCCATACCCTCCAAAATGTCTTCACCAATTGAAATAAAAATTAGCACAACAGCTATACCAAGGAGTAAGTGATACTGAACTGCTATTATAATGAGAATAACAATAGCAATTTTTCCTAAAACAGTGTCAATATTGATAATATCAGTAATCTTCATTCTTATATAAATTGAAAATATATTTTTTCCGTAAGTTGATTAAAATATAATCTATATTTTTTATAGTAGTATGTCTTTAGCAATGTATGCATCAGAATTTAATAATGAACAAAATAATAATCCTATCCAAAAAAAAAGAGAAGGGATGAGAAACAAGACCTTAAAGAGAAGAGATACAACGAGGTCAAATGCGAAAGTAGAAGCTATGTTACAGAAGATCCATGAAGGTGATGATGATAACGACGATGATGATAATAACTATCAACCACCATTGCCATCATCTGCTGGAATTGAAAGAATAGAACATGGTATGGATCAACGAATGGATGAACAGCAAAATATAGGTAATGAGAGTCCTCCATCACAACAAGAAGCATTTACTCAATTACCTAGCGAATATGCGAAACAATACTATCAACAGTATGTTCCTTACTTCAATCAAGGCTCTGATGATATGTCACCAACTGGTGTAAATAAAGATGAATTATTAACAAAATTAAATCAAGTAATATATCTTTTAGAAGAGCAACAGAACGAAAAAACAGGACATGTTACCGAAGAATTGATATTATACTCCTTTTTAGGAATATTTATCATATTTATTGTAGATTCTTTTGCCCGTGTTGGGAAATATGTAAGATAATTCGTTATTTAGAATAGTTATTAATCTCAATAATTGTTATATGGATAATATTACAATGGAAAAGACAGAGAAGACAGAAAGTGAGGTTCCTTCTCAACAACAACAACAACAACAACAACAACAACCAGATCTTAGCAAATTAGTAATTGCTGATGAAAATACAGCTCTTAATGTTATGGTTTCTTTCCTTCATAAAAAGCGTGGGGCTTTTAATATTGAAGAGTCTGCTAAGGCATGGGAATGTATTCAAATGTTTATGAAAAAACAATAAATAATTTATTTTAAAAATTATATAAATAAATTATTTTTAGGCAGGTTTTTGGAATACATATAGATATTGATATTCTAATTGAGCCATCAGTAAATCTACTTGCGCAAAAGTAATAAATCCGGTTTCTTTAGCCATACTAATTACAGATGTTCTTGAAGGAATCCACATTTTATGAACATTTTGACGAGATTTACCAGAGTCAGGTGTAGAGGTATCCTTAAATATTTCTTGAAATTGAACAAAATCATTTGGAAATACTTGAAAATCTGCTGTATAATCAAAATTATTGAATACTACAGCTGATTCAGTAATTCTTTTTTCAGCAACACTTTGAGGATTTATCATTACAAATGGTTTCGCTGCTGGAACAACAGGGTCAAATTTATTTTTATCGACTAATTGAACAACAAAATATCCTCCAGGCATTAACCAATCATAAACATTTTGAAAAAACTGTTTTTTATCCTTGTAATAATAAAAATTCATATTTAAACATAAAATATGTGTAAATGAGTTTTGGTCAAAAGTATTTGTTTTCATTGGAGAACCTTGCATAAATTTTAAAGCAGGATATTCACCTTTAGAATATTTAATCATTGACTGAGATTCATCCAATCCCACAACATTAATACCTTCTTTAGCAAATGCATCTGCTATATGACCTGTTCCACTACCAATAACAAGAATCTTACTTTCACTAGTAGGTTTTGTAATATTCATAACATTTCCGACTTCATATTGATTGACAATCTCTCTAAAAAATAAATCGTCATAAATATTAACATAAAAATCGTCAAATAAATCTAAACCTTTTTTAACTACAAAATTCTCCTTTTGGTCACTAATAAATCCCTCTTGAACTATATGACAAGAGTTATAAATAGAAATCAAAATAAATATCAATGCTAAAACAACTAATAAGTTAACCCAAATAGGCATATTTTTAAGACATTTTTCCATTTTGTTATACAATTTTGTTAATCCCATTGCGTATATGTATATTTATGTTATTTTTTTTGTAGGAAAAAGTTATATGGATGAATTTGAAATTAATGATATCAGAAGTGAAAATCAATTTAAAGGAGTAACCTTCTCAAAATTTAAAAAATCTGAAGCCAAAAAAGAATTACTAAATAGCCTTTCAAATGGTAAAATAGAATCTGCATTAAATTGGAGTGCTGAATTTATTTGTTGTGGTTGTTTTATTGATTTATGGGATATCATATTAACATTTGTAGGAAAACATATTCATTTAGGTAATCCTAAATTACCTATCTATTTGGAATTAAGATTTAATAACTTTAAGGAAATTATTTCTACTTATACAGGATTTGAAATAAATATGCGTAATAATGATAAAACAAGAAAGATATTTGCTGAAATAATTGCTGTCATCTGTAATTCTAAAAAAAAACATTCTATAGAGAGTGTTAAAATTAAAAAACAAGAGGCATTTGATATGACATCTATGGCATCCAGATTAAAAGCACCAAATATTACTTATGCGACTGAAATATTTGAGAAAGACGATCCTAAAGAATTATTTATTGCTATTAATGAACTGGCATATCATTTGTCTAAAGATTCATTAAATGCTTTAGAAGCATGTTACTGGATTGAATGGATTCTAGAATTTGAAAATTTATGTAAAAAGAAGAAAGAAATGTGTATTTGTGAGCGTAGAACATTTGTTAATGTAGATGAAAAATTTCAAAAAGAGCCTATATGGATGATATGGAATATAATATTTAAAACAAACGCTAAAAATAATTCTGAAATATCTAAAAAAATTTTAAAGAGTATATTTGAATTGTTTTGTATTCGTTATACCAGTAGCTGTAACAGAAAAAGAAAATATTTAATTTATTTTGCTGTTTCTGTTATTACAGAAAAATTTAATGATAAAATAAATATTATTGAAAATAAAGATATGGTAGATAATGTTACTAAAAAAATTAACCTAATCTACAAAGAAATAAAGAAAAATGAAGAAGCACCTGCTACTGATTACCTATTTAATGGTGTTGAAAAAAGCAGTCGAGATAAAACATTTGAAAAATTAGAAGTATTAAAAGGAATTAATACTATTATTCGAACTGAGCGATAAATTTATGGTATTAATATTTTATTCCTAATAGCTTATAAGTAATCCATGTTACTATATAATATAAACAACCACCCCATAATATATCTAACCCACCTATGAACATATTGTAATTCTTAAATATAGCATAGTTTGTAAAATCAAACACCCCATAAATACATAGACCTAAAATAAATGCGTCCATTGGTGGTCTCCTTTCTTTAATAATAAATTTATATATTGCTAATATCATCAATATATATGCTCCAATTGCTCCGTAAACATTTAATTTCATATCATCCTTTTGTATTTTTTTAACCATCTTACCAAACATAGGTCCACCTATATTCGATAAATAAACACTATCTAATGATAACATAGTAAATGCTGGAATTATATAATCCATTATATAATATAATAAGATTAATTATTAATATGGAACCAGTTACAATAGTTATTGTTTCTTACTCGATAACCCTTCTTACTACAATTATTTCAAGTTATTATGTATCTAGTTATCTTGGTGATAAAGTATACGATGAAATCGGTAAATTAAGATCAGTTATTCATATTTTTATATAACCATTTTTATATAATGTCTATGAGTAAAACAACAAACAGTATCCCAAAAGGAGTTACTATTGATATTGATGCCTCTCCTGAAGATAAATCTGCTTCTAAATCCTGGTTTGGATTTTCAAATTCATCTCCATCAACTGAAACTAATGTAGATTCTTCTTCTTATTCTTCTACATCTGATTCTGATTCATCTAGTGATAATTTAATGTCTAAAGGAAATTCCAGTTATATTCGTATTGGATTAATTATAGTCATTTTATTATTTTTAGGTGTTAACATTTTTTCTTATTTAGGTGATTTTTTTCAAAGTATAAAAGATACATCCGCACCTATCATAGGAACTATATTACAAAATTTAGGACTTGTTGTTACCGAAACAACAAAAGATATTACACAAATATCAGCTGAAGGAGCTAAATTAGGGGTTGATGTAGCTGCCGGAACTGTGGAAAGTGGTATTGATGTAATTCAAGGTCAATTGGATATAGACCAAGGTAGTTCTCAAAATAACAGTTCTGCTTTAAATTCTAATAGTAATGCGAAACAAGGTTCGTTATCCGCATCTTTAAGTTCCGCTCTAGCTGATGCGGAGTATAATTCAGAACCTTTACCAGATGACGCTACTAGTTCAACACAAAGATCTGGACCTAGTAAATCAGGATATTGTTACATAGGTGAAGACAGAGGATTCCGTAGTTGTGTTTCCGTAAAAGATAGCGATGTCTGTATGTCTGGAGAAATATTTCCATCTAACGAAATCTGTGTTAATCCATCTTTGAGAGAATAAATAGTTTAATATTAATATAATTATTAAACTATTTAACTAGACCCAGGACGCCAAAAATTCATTCCTGGTTTTGTTCCTGTATTACGAGCATACTTGGGAAGTCTTGGTTGACCAGTATTTGGTCCATATTGAGGCCATTTCTCTGACCCTCCTCTGTATGTTCTTTGAACTATATAATTCGTAAGAGGAACAGTTGGGTAATTCGTAATAGTCATGGGAGGACCAGGAGTATCATTTTGTGTAGTCCATCCACTTATTTTGTTTGCTCCAGCACAAACCAAGGTTGTTCCCATAAAAACATCTTGTGTTACAAAATTACCACTTCCATCCTCTACAACAGTAGGAACATTTTTACCAACTACTGGTAAATTTTGAACATTAGGATTAGTTACATTATATCCTTGTGTGGCGTATGTTTTTCCTCTTGGTTTTCCAAGTCCTCTAGCCAGTCTTGAAAATTGTTGTTTTTTAGAAAATCCAGCACTATTATTTTTATATTGAAATATCACAGCCTTGCGTTTTTCACTTAAGTCTGATCTAGTCATAGGTGATCCATTGAGTGTGGCTCCGCTAAGATCAGTACAATCACCATTGTATCGTGACCAAATTGTAGTTTGACCCGATAAATCTGGATTCCAATCACAACCACTTGGCGGTGGCGGTGGT